ACGGATATGTATTCACGGTAAAAGAAAATTAGATACCGCATCCGCAATTATAGCTTGAACCACAAGTTCCGTTGGCAGACTGATAAGGGGAACAAGTAATATATGCGGGCTGAGGGAATGGACGTAGGGTTCCGACTAGAGCAGCAGTCTGAGTTTGCTGAGATAGCTGGAAATTGGCAGTTTGTAGTTCACGGTCACGGTCAGCTAACTTATCGCGTAATTCCTGCATAGTGTTGGAACTAATCAAAGCACGAGTAGCTTCGCCTTCGGCATGGATGGCGGTTGTGATTTCGCAGGTATTACGATAACCTTCGGCAGAAAGATCTTTAATGCCACCCTTAATTTCACAGCAGCAATTTTGTTGTGCAAAACGGTTCTCAGCTAGCGCACTCTGGATACCATAGAAGCCATCTTTCATGGCACCTTGATTACCATAGAAACCATCCTTTAATCCACTATTGATAGCATAAAAGCCATCACATACGCCATTAGTGATACCACGTAACTGACTATTTACATCCTGGTTATTGAAGCCTTCGAAAAGGTCAGAACGGGTTAGAGAACTCTGAAGAGCTCCGTTGTCCCGATTGCCAAAAATACCTCCATTACCACCAAGAAGAGCCAACCAGACGAGATAGATAAAAGGGTTATTCCATGCATTACCCATTCCATCTTGGTCGCGAGTTAGAGCGAGGATATCACCTGCGGATAGTCCTTCATTCATCATTTTTTATTCCTCCATTTATTTATTATAACTTATGCCCCGGACGCAAAAGTTATTTTAAACTTAATATAAAGTTGAGACCTTGTTCGATTTGGTCTTCGGGTATTCCTTGCAAACGAGCCCGTTGAACTAATTGGACAAGGTTTTCTTTTGTCAAATTTGGTATCATTTGTTTCATCTTTTCGGGGTCAATTGGAGGAGTTATTTGAGTTTGAGTTTGGGATTGGTTGTGACCCATATTCATCAAAGCTGATAACATATTAGAGTTCATTTTTTAATTTGCCTCCTCCACCTAATAGTTTTTTAATTTCTTCAATTTGATTTTCAAGTCTTTCTAATCTTGAAGAAACTTCATCATTTTGTAAATTTTGTTTTGTCTCACAAGGAGTAATTGTATATACCATTAAAGATGGAGCGCCATTGACCATAGCTTTTATATACATAAGATTTTCACTTGGACAGATACCAACTGAAATACCGCCACTAACTGGTATGTTAGCAATTTCCATTGAATTATTTAGAGTATAAACATTTCCTTGAGGTTGTGGAAACATCTGGGTTCCTTGATATGAATTTGTAGCATATGGATTATATCCTGCCATTTTATCCCTCCTTTTTCTCCTCTATTTATAAGTGATTAAAAAATTCTTATTCCAAAATAAAAAGAGCCTGCTTTTAATAAGTTCTAATAACCAATCAAAAGCAGGCTTAACTTTTTATTTATTTTTCACAAATAAATGGTAGTAATACAGAAATTTCATCAAGAGAAATCTTTATAGCTTCTAAGCTGTCTAGAGAAATGGAATAGTCTGGAATTTCTAATTCTAGGTTTTGAAGGTCAGTAATTTCTTTTTGACATTCTTCTATCTTATCCTTTGGAATAGAAACATTTTCATTTTCTAAAAAGATAAGATTTCCATTTTCATCCTTTTCGCCGTATTGGGTTACGATTTCTTTAAATCTCTCTTGATAGAATTCTAGCTCCTCACGCGCTCGTGCGAAGATTTTTGAAAGATTATAAGCAGTACGAATTGGAAGCTTTTGGGGCAAAAGCTCTTTTTCAATATTTAGAGTTGAAATTAGTTGGTAAATTGTAATTTTCATAAATCTGCCTCCTTTTGATTTTATTATATAATAAAATTAGAAAGAAGTCAAGTTTCGTTTGTGATTTCACCGCAGTCAATATTAAAAATGAAGCCTTCTAATGTGCCAGTTTTTAAATTTATCGTAAAAGATTCATTTTCCGACCCAGCTTTTCTTAAACGAATTACGTATCTATTAGAAGAAGGAGCAATAACCAAAATATCATTGTCATTAAAAAGAGTGGTATTTATTCCTAAATGATTTGTTCGATAAGCTACTGTTGGAGAAATACCATAAACTGTGTAAGTATTAGAAATTCCAGTTTTAGTTAATTCTACAATTTTTTCCTCGCCTTTAAAATATTTTATGGTAACGGTTAATAAAAGTTCTCCATTTTTAAAATCGTTAATTTTAGAAGTAATATAAGAAAAAGAGCCCTTATTTATATCAGTAAGTGAAGGAGTAGGTGAATCTTTGGTTTGAAGAGAAAAATTTAACGTCTGACTTATTTTAAAAGAATAAGAGCCTGTACTTCTAACCTGAGTATTATCATATCCAAAATCTAAATTGGAAAAAGAAGTAGCAACTTTCCCTTCATCATCACTATAATTTGAATATTCGGCTTTGATAAAAGTTAAAGAAGGAGTAGTACTTTTTAAACGCTTATAAGCAATTTTATTATCCCAACTTGTTGTAATTTCTTTACTCCCATCCAAAATTCTAATAGAAAAATAGCAATCTTCTGAATCTTGAATTTCACCTATTTCTTTTTTTAAGGTTCTAGTAACCACTCTTGGACTTCCAAATTCGATACTCTCGCCAGTATAATTTACAGTTTCTGGACCAATGTAATTTACAAAATTTCCATTTTCCCCTCTTTTTATCAGTACTTCAAAAGTAACAGAATTCATAGAATAGGTTTCAATCGTAAGAGGAATTTCTATATTATATCCTTCATAAAGAAAACTATAAGTTCCTAAATTATTATCTTTCACTTGGTAATCTGCTGTTTCTTCAAAATCAAGGGTTACAAGAGCAGCTTGTCCAGAAATCGCTTTCCCAAAACCATTTGTTATAGTATTTCTTAAAATACCTGTAATTTTTCCTTGACGCTGTTCTTTGGGAATAATATCTTTTAAACTATTAAAAAAAGCTGAGTTATCATTATTAATTCTAGTACTAAAAGTTCTTGTTATATAGTCGCTACTGTTAATTTCACTAACTTTAAGAGGCCGAATAAAATCAGTTATATTTAAAGTGTTATTGTTAATAATTAATTCAGTTTTCCACCATTTATTACTATCTAAATTATAATTATTATAAAAGGTCTCTACACTCCCAAAAGATTTTGACCCCTCAGTAGAAATTTTTAATTCTTGAAAATAACCGTCTGCTGTCTCTAACCCACTAGTAAAAGGTTTTACTAAGAAAGAACTACCACTTGAAGGAGTAGGGTCTAGTATAGGGGTTCTCTTTATACCTTCAATTGTTTTTTCAACGGTTTGATTATTTAAAGATAACCGTAAAACTATATTATATTCTTTTCCAAATATTAAACTATCAGAAGCTATTAGATTTACATTTACGGATGAAGTATTTAAATCATTTACTGTTAATCTAGAACCCAGCATTATTGTTCCAGAAAAATTGCCTTCGCCCGCCACTAATGAAATCTTACCATTTTTTACAAAATAAGAATCATAGCTAAATAATATTCTGAGTTCATCACCAAAATTATTACTTTGTGTGTGTGGCGCGTTAGAATATGCTCTTTGATTGTAATATGTTAAAAATTCTGGTAAAGGAGGAATTTTATAAATCTTATTTAGCTCTACGCTATTTCCGATTTCATAATCATCTTGAGGAGTTATTTTAAAAGAATAAGAGATATTTTGTGGCAAGTTTAAGGCTCTTGGATAGAAAGTTTCGGTAATTACTTCAGATGTGCCAAGAGATTGATTATTTTTTAAAAGATAAGTTTTTTTGACATTATTCTCACTATAACTAATTTCTATTTTATATTTTAAATTTTTATTTCCTTTTAGATTAAAACTTACCTCTTCCAAAGCACCAGAAAAAATCTCTGTTTTTCTATAAACTGTTGATAAAACTTCTTTTTCAATTTTACAAGTTTCTAATTTTGGTTTTATATTTTTTGAAACTGTTGCAGTTACATAAGAACTACTATATTCTCGACCATCATAAGTCCAAAAATAATAGATTCCTTCTTTGGCTATTATTTCCTTATTGGTAACTACTTCGGTACTTATTGTATTTGAAGAAGTAGAATAGTGTACCGTCTGACCACTTGCACCAAAATTCGCATTTCCAGCCGTAATACCTGTGATAGTTATATTAGAATCAGTAGATTTAAAAACCCAGGAGGTCTTTAATAAAGAGGGAGCATCTGGTCTTTGATTTATTGCGATTACAGAAGAATTAGAGCTATTAGCTAAACCAGTTGTATTGTGCTGACTAACCGCGCGAACCGAGGCCCGTAAATACAGGCCCCGATTAGCTTCGGTAATCGAAATTGTTGTAGAAGAAGATGAAGACGATACTGATTTATATCCACTATAAGTAGATGTTGTTGGAGCAGCTTTGTCTGAAGAAAAATAATAATATACTCCATAACTGGTAATAGCATTGCTTGTTCCATTTTTCGCTCCACTCCAAGAAATAGTAATAGTATCTCCTGGGATAGCGACTGATTGTCCATTATTACTAATAGAAACGGAAGTTGGGGCAGTACAATTAGTCCAAACGGGAGGAATATCATTTATAGTTCCGCTAACTTCAAGATGCGAAGGCATATAACTGTATCCGTCACCAGCATGAAAGACACCAGTAATTTTAAAAGAAGAACCAACATTATAAAAAGTTTTTGAACCAATTGTATATTCAGTTGTCCCAGAAAAGTCAAAAGTGGTCCATGTTTGACTTCCATTGATTCCCCAATAGGCATCTGCCGTATTTGTCCAAGAGTGAGCTCCACTATATCCAGCAACAGTTAAAGTAACTGTTACGCTACTCTGATTAGTATAGGAATAATATGCTCTAATTGTCCAAGTGCCACCATTTTTTGTGGCAGTAGCGGTAAAGACTCCACTTGCCATTTATTTTCCTCCTTTAATCTCCAATAACTTCTTTAACGTATAAGTCATATCCAATTTCCTTTGAGCCAGAAATAACTTTTTGATATAATAGTGATTCGTTAAAGTAAATATTTTTTTCTGCTTTAAAATCCTCAGAAGAAGATGTTAAATTTTCTTCTATTTTAAATTTCTTATTACTATCTCCATCTCCTAATATAAATTCAAATGAATTTTTATTTAAAAGAATTGTTGAACTACTAAATGAAGAATCGCCAGTTTTATAAAATTTAGATATTTCTCCGTTAATATAATTAGTATAATCATCTTCTCTTGCACTAATAGATGAATAAGCTTTTAAACTATTCCCTATAAAATTTGTTGTATCAGCATTAACAGATAAAATTGGAATTTCTTGGTCTAAATTTTTTCGAATTAACCCTTTATCTTTTATTGAAAATAGCTCTTGTTCATTAACGGTAATTTTCCCATTTTCATCTTTAACCGCTTCGGTTTTAAAGACAATTCCTGCCGAAGTATTATAAATATTAAGTGCACCCGTTTGTTTTCCATTGAAATCCCATCCATGAATATTGGCTGTATAAATATCTGCGCCTCTTATTGTGCTACCTTCAATTACAGAATCTGAAAAAACAGAATCTGTAAAATAACCTTTTTTAGCATATAAATTGCCCTTATCTGTAACTTGGAAAGGAGACGCTTGAATTTGTGCGTCTTCTTTACCAGTGGCGCCGGCCCAGAAAACTATTTTCTCTTCATCATTATGTTTTCCAATAGTATATGAAACTCCACTAACAGTATTAACACCAGCATAAGTTGATTGTCCATTATTCGGAACTTTGGTTGTAAGGGTTCCATTTAGAAAGACGTTATCACCATATAAACCATAACCCGCTTCTCCAATTCCAGAAAGGTCACCAATAAATAAATTTGGCTTATCAGGATATTTAATTTCTATTTTTGATTCTGTCCCTTTAATAATAGGAGCGGTTACTGTTAGTCCTCCTCTAAATAGGTGGCAATCTTGAGCTATTACTTCACCATTTACTTCATTTGAATTTACTCCAATTAGAAGTTTATTTTTAATATCTTTTATTTTATCATTTTCATTTTCAATATTATAGAGTTTTATTATTGATAAAGTTTTTCCTATAAATGATTTTCTTTCAATTTTTTCACTACTGAAAGTTACAAAAATTTTAGAACCCTCAACAGAGGTAATTATACCTTCTTCTTTATTGACAAGTATTACATCTTCGACATTTAATTTTATATCTCCGTCATAATTTTCTAATTCAAATTCATAAACTGTTTTATCACTATTATTATTTTCAATGTAATGTGCATTAAAAGAAGGTTTAAAAATCATTATTCCACCGGAAGCCTGAACTGTACTATTTTTAAAGACTACATTTTCAATAGTACCACCTTGCGCAATAACATTATTAAAAATAGCCTGTTCTTTGTCAATAGACCACAATGAGGAGAAAATTTTTGGATTATCAGAATCTCCAGAAATTTTTATATCTCCAAATTCAAGGAGACCGCTAGTTCTCAATTTCAATTTTCCTGCGCTGAGAACGACTCCATTGTGAAGAGTCGGATTTTGAAGATAGGCATTTGCAATTAAATTAGGACTCTCTTCATAATAAGTAGCTATATTTTCTTGATTTGGATTTTTTACGACAGTATAGTTTTCAGTATCTTTATTGTAAATATAATAAGTTTTTCCCTCAATCAAGACAGTATCTTCGGTCGGTATCATTGTTTTTTCTTTGAATGAAATACGGTCACTTACTATTGCACCATTACCTAATTCAATATCTTCTGCAATAATTTTTCCTTGACTTCCTTCTTGTTCTCCACTTATTAAAATAATTTTTTTATCTTTGGATTGGAGTCTATCATCAAGTATGTCAAAACCACCAATTGAACCTTTTGTAGCTTCAAGCAACCCCTTAAAAATACCATCAGTAGCATTTATTGTACCAGTAAAAGAACCACTTGTAGCCTGTATTTCTCCTGAGAAATATGATGAAGTATATTGCTCATAGGCTCCTTCTGGAACTTTATCGCCTTCATTTAGAGTAATTAAAGTATAATTATTATTTAAATCTTTCTCATAATATTTTTTCCCAGCAACAGCTATTGTATCAGAAGTTTCTTTATACTTTTTTTGATTAGCTAGAAGAACCGGTGTACTACCGTCAAATATTGAAAATGTGCCATCATTTAAAATATTTATTCCAGTTGGAGAAATGATTACATTTTCATTAGATAACCCACCATTTGCTATCTTAAAACCGCCAATACTACCACTCGTAGCATTTATTTCGCCAGAAAAAGAGCCATTAGTAGCATTTATCGTACCAGTAAAATTACCTCGTCTAGCTAAAATTGAACCATCGGCATAAACTATAAAACTATTATTAGAATTAAAAACTTGGTCTTGTTCTCCACCCATTGACCCTAAGTTTCCAATAGCAACCCCAGAGTTTTTAAGTTCATAATATCCTACTACCGAATCAATATTAGTAATATCAATTGCTTTATAAATACCGTCGCTATTTTTTTCATAGTAAATTTTTCCAGAAACAGGAGTGGTATCAGAAGTTAATTCATAAATATAATCTGATATTTGTAATCTGTCTTTTAACCAAAGCAAACCACTATTATCTGTTTCTAATGTTACTTTATCCTCATCATTTTTAAAACGAATACCATATAACTCATTATCAATTCTGCCTATTTTAATCTTTTCAATCTTATCCTTAGTAATACAAATATCTTTCTCATTAGAAATTTCAATTTGTTGATTATTTACTCTATTCTTTAAAAAGAAACCACGCCAAGTCATTCCAAATGAGGCAGTATCCCAAACATCTGATTCTTGAGTTGGTTGGAAAGTTTTTGACTCAATTCCATTTATCCCATAAATACCATATTGATCAAAACGTACAAAACGATTAGGGGCAACACCCAGAAGCTCTTTTCCGTCCTCATCTCTTGTAACATCAAAAGCATTAATACCATATTTATCCCAACGAAAGGTAGGGTGTGCGCCGTCATAGATGGCTATATCATTAGCATTAATTGCTCCTGTGGTAAGATACTGGGTAGCTATACCTTCACCACGAATAGCATTTTTCCAAGTTACTCCACCATCAGTAGAAATAAAAAGACCGCCAGAAGTCAGTTTGGTTCGTTTAGAGGGGTCACGTTTATCGGTTAAAGTTAAACCAGTTGAGTCTTGGAAAATTTCTTCATTTTGAGATTTAAAAACCAGCTCATTATTTATATTGATACTGTTTTGAAGAGTCTCTGTATTAATAACTCCCTGTCCTTCAACTATATTTGAAGCGCGATTATACTCACCAGTAGAATATTGAAGAGATTGAGTGGTAGCAGTTATACGTTGGAACAAGTCTTCAAATTGGGTCTTATAATTTTGAATTGTAAAAGTGTCCTTCTCAGGACTGTCAAACCAAGAAGTAGATTCACTTATAAGAACCTTTTCATGGTAAGGGGTCTTCCAAGCATTTTCGCCTTTAACATATCCAAAAAATTCTTTATCTTCAATAAAAGATATATCTCCTACATTAAAACTTTTTCCCTTATAGTCATCAAGTGCGCTTAGACGAATTACTGAAATATTGTATGAAATTTTAGGTCTAGAACTTGTATATGCAACGCTTTTAGCATCTAAATAATAAAGATTTGGATCGATATAATCTTGAGAAGTCCAAGAGCCTTCTTGAATAAAACGAGAAAATTTTTGATAAAATTTTTCTTCTAACGTCTTTTTCTTTTCTAAAATTTCCTTATTATTTTCTTCTTCTTTTTTAATCAAGTCATTTAAAACGGTGACACTTTTATTAAGTAAAGTCAAAGAATTACGATAACTCTCTAAGTTGTGTTGAGTGGTAATTAATGTGGAGTAGTAATTTTTTGCTTCTGTATAATCAGTTTTATCTTTTAAATAATCTAAAATTTTGGTTTCATCATAAGATAGAAAACCAGTCAATTTACAGAGATTATCTTTTAAAGTAGCAATCTGTTCTTCTGCGGAAGTTACGTACTGATTATAAATTGTTTGAAGACTAGTTTGTTTGGTTAATTCGGTTTTTTTTGCAACTATTTTTTCTGTTCTTTTTAAATAACCGTCATTTAACGCTTTAAGTTGAATATAAAAACCAGAATCGTCATTTTCTGGTAAATAAAGATATTTATTAAGCTCCCCAGAATTCAAAAGCCCTTGAGAAATATAATAACCGAAATCATAAATATAATTTTCACCATTTTCATTAAAATCACTTTTTGCGATTTCACAAGTTCCATTTTCTGCATATTCTGTTACATTAGGAGCAACAATAATTTTTGATGTTATTTGATTGCTGTCAATAGAACGAGAAATTGTTTTTAAGTCAATTCCATAAACAAAACCGTATCCCAATTCCTCTCCAATGTATTCTTTAAAATAAATAGACTTTTGAGGCAACCCATTTTCATAAATTATTCTTCCAGTTGATGAGTCATGTTCAATATTAAATTTTATCCAACATTGAAAAGTCTCAGCTATGCTTTGAAGAATGTTAAATCTATTTGATTTTTTCGCTGTAATACTTCTAATTTTTTCAAATCTTTTGTATTTTCCTTCTTCTTCATAAACCTTAGTATAAGAAGTTTGGTTGGTAGTCCCACAGTAGATATATTTAATATCTTCTTCTTTTTTATACTCATCATTAGGAATAAAATACTTGTAATAAGTAACCCCTACTGATTGAGTATCTAAATCTCCAAGATGAATAATTTTTCCATTATATCCTTCTACTCGTTGGTATAATTGAATTTCTTTAATCCAACAAGCAGGCAAATTAATAAAAATACCAGGATGAGCTATTTTTTTACTACGATTCTCGTCCTTATCTTCTTCATAGTAAACACTATATCCGGCAGTTATATCTTTTCTTGGAATAGAATTTACCATTTCTATTTCTAACTCTATTAATGGCTCACCATTTTCATAAACTAATGTATTTTCTGGAAAGCTTTTTCCAATCGTTAAATTTTTTAATTCACTATATCCATCTTTTGTAAGTTCATAATAGATTTTATCTTTCTGAACCACAGTATCAGTAGTATAAAAAAAATCTACTGTTTTACGACTATTTACTTTACAATAGCTAGTTGTATTATGTGCGGGAATATCGCTGGTTTGAATAGAATTAAAATAATCAAGAATTTGAAAATCTATATTTGAATTATCTATTAAAGTGTTAGAAGGCTCCTCCCCATTTGGCTTATAAGCTTTTATTCTTAAAAAGTATTTCTGACCAGTCTGTAACCCATCTTCTAAATAGCTTGCACTATCTTGCAGGCCAGTATTAAATAGCCAGCCTCCATTTGTCTTTAAATAAGTTGTTGAAGAATAATTTTCATCAATAGTCTTCTGTCCAAAAAAAGGAGGATAAAGTTCCCATCCTAGACTTCCTGAGCGCCAGCCGTTTGTATCAACAAATTCTTTTGAATTAGAAATTAAATTTAAAACAACGGTGGGGTCTTTATACTCAACAGTTGAATAACCTAGAATCTTTCCGTATTTATATAATTGTTGATTCACTGCTTCTTCTTTGTTATTAACTTTATTATAATTTTGAGCTTTTTCATTATAGATATAAAAGACTTCTTCTTCATTCCAAGTTTCAGAAGTTTTATAAAACCCGTTAAAAATATAACAGTTCCTATTTAAGGCGCTATTAAATTCTTGAAGCTGTTTCCGTACTAGTCGTTTCCCCCTATAATCTGAAAGCACGCCTATTATCAAATGGCTACTATACCACTCATCTATTGTTGTCCCGATTATTTCAATAGAATAATTAGTATTTTCTTTTAGAAGCTGACTATTATTTTCTGTGTCATAAGAATCATTATATATAAATTGAACATAGCCTTCTTTTTGTTGAATTACAGAATAAAAAACATAAATAGTGTCTCCTTGAACAAAAGGCTTAGATTTTTTATCTTTATCTAGCGCTGAAAAGTCAGATTTTACTGTAACTTCATATAAAGGTTCTTCAATTGTTTGAAGTATATGGTCGCTATTTGTAGTATCAACAACCCAATCTGTCCCTTCAAGAACCTTTTCTGCTAATTCCTGCGCTGTTCCTTGATTGTTATTAAGCTCTTGGTCAAATTCAAGATTAAAGCCTGTTTTTCCCAGTTCATTTACATAGAGGTCTTCACAAGTGTAGGTAATAGACTTACCATTACTGTCTTCTTGTATTCCTTTAATTATAAAATCATACCACTTTTCATTCCATTTACATTTTACTTTCCTTTCATTTATTAAAAGAGCGATAAAAGGATTTTGGACCTTTTTACCAGTTTCATTATCAATATAAGTATAATATAATTTAAAAGTTAATTTGTTAGTCCCATTTATATTCGTTACCAGCTTAGGTTCAAGGGCCCGCGCCTGAGATGACATAATATCTGAACCAATGACACAGATTTTTTCTTCTTCATAGTGCTCTGGAATATCTCCATTTTTGGCCACTAACTTATCTTCCCATAGGCTTATTTCATATTTATTTTTTTTCATAATAAGCCTCCTTAATAATAAATATAATCATATTCAATACTTTTTGGCGCCCCATGAGTCACTTTAATTATATAGTCTTGTCCATCTGCGGGTATTTTAAAAAAATCTCCCTCGGCTATATATCTATTATATAAATTATAAGTTAAAATACCCTCCTTATCAAAGCCTTCAATTAAATTAGTTTTTGTATTAATTTGAAAACCGCTATCTTTTATAGTATCTATCTTAAAATTTTTAAAACCTAATCGTTTTATTGCGTTAGTTGTTTGAGTTGTCGGCATTAGCTCAATAATTAAATTTTCTAGTGCTCCATTGAATTTTAGAATAAAATCAGTATCAAGATCACCAGCATTATATACTCGGACAGTATCATTCTCATCAAAAGTATCATAAATAAATTCAGTGGTCTGCTTACTTGGTTTCATTCCAGAAGCCTCTTTCCATTCATCTTTATTTTTGTCACTATATTCATCTAAAAACTTATGAACACTTTTAGCATAAGGATAATAAGCGGTAAAATTTAAAGTCCCTTCACCTTTATAGGTGCGCTCTCCATCTTCCCCAAAGCAAATATACTTCAACTGCGGTTTACCAGATTTTACCATATAATACTTGTAGGGTCTTTCATCAAAAACTAATTTTCCGAGTTCTTTTGTCCCAAAAACTTGCTGTAATTCTCGAAACTGTTTCTCAGTCAATTCATCAAAAGCAATATTTATACTAAACTGTCTTTGGGTATAATCACTCCCAAAATAGTAAAAACCGTCCCCTCCGGGAACCTGTACGGTCTTATCTTGAGCAGTAGGAACTAAATCTTCATTATATCTACTACCATCACTTACCCGCACAATTCCCAAACTTTCGGAACGGTGTCCATTAAAAGAAAAACCAATAAAATCTCCTTTTAACGCAATAGCCATAATGGTTTCCTCCTTTCCTCAAATTTCTCTAAGGATAAGTGAAGAAACCATTATGGCTTTATAATTATCTGATGAAATTCACCAAATTTACATTGCGATACATGGCACTATCTGTTAGTTCTTGTTTGATTTTCTTGCTTAGGTCTTCAACATCATAGTCATTACTTAGTTCATCAACATTTATATCAATATTGAAATACATATCGCCAACAGACTGAGCATTATTGGAAAAACCCTTCTTATTCATTACAGAACTTAGAATGTCTTTCAATGCAATAAAGTTTTCCGTATCACGTGCATTTAGAATGAGTTCGGGACTTGATTTAGTACCATCTAACCAGGCCGGGCCTGTGAAGTCTGCGATACCACCAGTCTTGTAAGCAGTTAAGTCTTTCTTGCGGAACCAACCAGTATATCCAGAACCTAGTTTATGATAACGAGTTAAATAGTAGCCGTTATTTTCATCAAGAACAGTATAGATGGGGTCATTAGCATAGTATTGATGTGCGCCACCTCCACCGTAGGAATCAGCATAAATTAAACTATTGGAATTTGCACGAACACGACTTCCGACAGAAATTTTCTTGTTTGAATTATTAGAATTTTCAGAATTATTTTTAGGAGGAGTTACATCTGTTCTACCCGTATAGGTAAAGTCTCCGATAGTAGAATCATAATCAACTCCATTATAAATATTTCCATTTGAATCCTTCCAATTCTTACCATCATAGGTCAAAGTTAAACCATTCTTCATGGTTAAACTCTTATCTACCTTTTCAGCCTTATACATATTCCAATTAGCATAACCCTGACTCGCTGCAAGGATGGCCTTAGAAATCTCTTCTTGCCAGTTGAGCTGGCCGAACTTACTCATGCCTTTCCAGCCTTCATCTTTTTGCAATAAATTCCAAAGTTGAGAAGCTTGGTTTAAATTCCCATCTGCGCTGAAACCTGAGGCCAATAACTCATAGGTTTGGTTCCAGAAATCCCCATTCTTTGAAGCATAATCGAGCTGTTTTTGCATCAGGTCAATTTGACGCTCTCGCGCGGTTTGAGCATCGTCATTTTGTTGAGTTAGACGCTCTAACTGCTGGTCAATTAGGCTATCTTCATAGTTCTGGCGGTCATCAGCAAGCTCTTCTTCGAGTTGCTTTATTTCTAAAAGATTTCCATTTGAGGTATCTTGGCGTAGATAAGCTAAACGAGCTTCTTTTTCATTTATGTCTTCCTCAGTTTGGGTATTGTCTCTGATTTGACGCTGAAGATCAATTGAACGTTGAATTGAGTCTAGGATTTTAGAATTTGAATCGTTTATCTTATCTGAAAGGTCTTGGTAATCATCAATTAGTTGCTGTTGCTGATTTACAATTGCGTCATAGACTTTTTGCTCAAAATCGAGATAATCCTGCATACCTTCCTTTTGAAGTTCAGTTACTTTATCTTTGAAATCTTCGATTTGAGTGTCGATATCTTCAATTTGACCTTGAAGTTCTTCTAGGCGACTAATATAAGCTTCAATAGCACTACCTAAATTTTCATCTTTTACATCATCAATGGCATCCCAGTCAATTTTGAGTAAGCCTGTGTTAGGGTTGTAGCTACCATATTTAGTAACGCCCCAATCGGCAAAGGATTTTATGAGTTCATTACCATCGCTATCTTGACCTTTGTAAGTCTCAGAAGATAGAGTGTTTAGTTGCGTGAGACGACCAGCACGCAGTTGATTTTGGAGAGTAATTTCTTTTTGAAGAGATTGAAGTTGGGCGTTATAATTCTTGCGGAGTTCTTGGAATGTGGAACCGCGACGCTCGAGTATGCGGTCATATTCCTTTTCAAGCTTTTCACGCCGACGTAGAGCTTCGTTTATTTCTTCGGTTAGGTTGTAGAGCTTATCATAGGGGTTTTCCCATGTGGATTCTTTCTTTTCAGAGGATGAACCACCAGTAGAACTTTTACCAGAACTACTTCCTGAAGGAGCTACAAATTCATCATAAGAAGACCTCGCTTTAGAGGCGGAAACAGCAGCAATAGCTTTGGTTCTAACTAATTTTCCACCTTTTCCAACGTGCCAGCCTTGTGCCAAAAGACCTTCCATAGATTTGGCAGAAATATATCTTCCTCCAGAATCAAACTCCTCTTCTTCATACTGGATTTTTATTTTTGTTCCAGTTAGCTCTTCAAGCCTCGCTATGGCAGGAGCTAAAGCAGTTTGAACATCTTTTCCTGCATTATAAGCTTGTTGGGCAAGAAGAATTAATCCCGACTCCAACCCTTCTGTAGACAATTCCGTTCCTATCCCAATGGTTGGATCTAGTCCCTCTACCCAGTTACTAAAATCATCAATGATATCTTCAGAATCTTTAATAAAGAAATCAAGTCCTTCTACCATTGAATCAAGTTTTATTTGCTTTATAGCTTCCCAAAGATTCTGAAAAGCTTGTGTGCCAACTTCCCCGCCTTCCGCCAAATCATAAATATCTTGAGCATACTGTTGAATAAAATTTTCTGTAATTAGTTCTTTATCAACGTTAAAAAGAGTAGAAAGGTCACTCTTAGCACTATCTAAAGCGGCGAAGAAATCAGTTCCTGCACTTTCACCCTGAATTAAAATATCTCGATAATCCTCAATTTTTTTTGTGGCTACTTTGTAACGGTCAGTCAATTTTACTAGTTGGATGGCCTCATCTGCCAATTCTACATTTAATTCTTTAGAAGTATCATTGGTTTCAGCTTTTAGCTTATTATAAAGTTCCACTGCTCCAGTATTCTTAACTAACTGAGCTTCCATTATATCCCTTTGTTCTTTTGAGGTTAAATTCCCAGTATAAGTTCCAAAATCACCAGTTAGGTCATATTGTCTTGAGGCGTTATTAACAAGTTCTTTTTTTACAGCGTCTTTATTATCCGCTAAATTAACAACCATATTATAGGCATCAATCAATTTATTAGCTATGCCTTCCTCAGAAAGTCCTTCGGTTACAATATTCAAAGTCGTCGCCAATTCTTCAAGTTTTTTTCTATCATAATTAGTTCCACTATATCCGTTCTCGGCCAAAAGCTTCAAATCCTCAGCCGTTGAACCATCTTCATCAGCATCAATTTTCTTTTTATATTCTTCTCCTTTCTTGACACTATTTTGTAGATTTTCAACAATATGCCCTCCAATCTGTGCAACTTTCTCATTTATCTGTCTTAACAAGTCATTATTATCTTTTCCAATATAAGTCCATTCATCAATTCCAGTCTGTAAGAAATCAGTATCTGCAAAGCCAGCACTTACTAGACTTTCCTTATTGCTAGAGCTAAAAGTCTTTTCTCCATTTTCAACCAAACTCTGAACTTCACCAAGCTTGGAAATTCTCTCATTTAAAGATTGAATTTGCTCTAAACTCGTAATATAGGGTTTAACAGCGCTATTAGCAGTGGCCCAAAATTTCTCAATTTGAGTTTCATCCATTCCAAGATTTTTCATGAAGTCTTTCGCGTCAAGAACTTGAACAGCATCTGAAAGGTCAATTGAGGAAAGATAATTATCCAAGCGCGCTTTATCCTTTTCTTTTACGCCATCTAAAGCCTCACTATAAGCATTAAGATAAGCTCTTGCATTCTTTGTTGACATTTCATCAACTTGAGAAGCAATATTTGAAAGATTGTCTGCTGAAAACTGGTCTAAGAAAGAACCACTATATTCTTCACCAAATCTTTCAAATTGAGTTTCAATACTCTCAATATTCGCAGAAATAGCATCAGTTCCACTTTTAGCCATATCCAAAACAGTTTGAGTATTATCTAATCCCAAAATATCTTGTATAACTTTAGCATCTTCATCACTAAAAGTTTTTTGTTGGGCAGTATCCCAACCACTCTTAGTGCCAGTATAAGTTCCTTGAATTCTGTTCAGAAGTTCTTGCTGGTCAGGAGTAAGATTGGCTACTTTTTTGGTTATGTTCTCTATTGCTACGCCTTTTTCATAGTCTTTTAGAGCGTCTTTGATTTCCTCGTCCTTCATTTTTGCTACGGCATCTTTTCCAAAAACTTCTTCTGCTTTCGTTTTTCTTTGAGACGCCGAAAGAGAATTAACTGCTTTATTGGCGTCGGCATTGACTTTACTCTCATAGACATTTGAAGTTCTTGTTTCTTTATGCGTAGTGTTTACTGAGGTTGTATTGCCTCCACTACCTTTCGTATCCTGGACTTCAACTTCATAAGTCATATCTTTAAGAATTGTTTCTGCTAAATTTTGTAAGATATCTTTATTAGCCTCAGTTTGATATTTACTAATTAGACTACTAATCAAAGCGACATTAGTGCTTTCTGTCTTTAGTTTTTCTGCTTCTTCTTTCTTTGCTTTTTCCTCAGAAGTTAGTTCCTTATCACTTCTGATGCCTTTCTTAGTTATTTCTAATTGTTTATTATTTTCATTGACCTGCGCCATGGCCAATTGTTTATTAGTTGCTTCAATTCTTTTTGTCTGAGCCTTTAAAACGTCTCCCCAGTTATCAATTTTCAATTGACCAGTTGCTTTATCTACTGATACTTTTAATTCAGGAAATTCCTTTTGAAGATTGATAACTTCATTATTAGCTTCTGCTAGAGCTTTTCTCCATTCAAGAGTTCCTTGGGTTAGGGTCTCAAGAGAAGTAGTAAGTTTATCGAACTCAGACTTTTTACTCAATAGCTCATCATAAGCCTGAGCAGCCCCTTCTGCCATTTCTTTTGCTTTTTCAGTTGCCTTAGAGGCTTTTTCAAGTTGAGCTTCAGGAGAATTTTTCTTTATTAAACTAACTATAGCAACCACTGCTGCTACTATTACAGCAAAAGCGGCTACATAAATATTTAAAGTCTTTGGAGCGACATTCAAAACTCCAGAGAGCCAAGTTATTCCTTTTTCTACCGCTGGCAATGCCATAGAAATTCCCATTAAAGCTGCTCCCACTGTTTGTAAAACTTTTCCAAACTCTTCAGCTCCTGGTATTACTGAAGAAATAACTCCACCAAGAATAGTAAGTGACATACCTAATGCCGTTCCCGTCTGAGACAACGATTGCATTTTTTCTTGTTGAAGGGCAATTTGATTAGTATAATCCTTAGTAATTTTTGCGGCCTCTTGTTCTTTTACTCCCCAAGTTACTAATTGATTCTGAAAATCTTCGGCAGAAATCTTCCCTAATTTAAGCTGAGCACTTAGAGAGTTTAATTCTGAAAAATCTTTTCCTAAAAGTTTTTTGTCAATTCCTTTACTTATATCTCCTAAACCAGAATAAACTTGATTTTGTAAATTTTCTTCCATACCAGAAGAAAAAACAGAAAAGGACTGCCCAACTTTATTTAATGAATTACTAAAAGAACTAACTAAAAAGTCTTTCTTCCCTCCAACTCCACCAGCGCTTTTCCACCCTTGTATCCAATTCTTAGCACTGGTTTTGCCATTTTGAATGAAGCTTCTGGTTTGAACTATACTATTAGCAGTTGTGGTTGAAGTTGAAGAATTACTAATATTTCCATTAAAAGCATCTATTTTTCGTTGAATAAAACCGGTTCTTAAAATTTTATCTATTATTGCTCCACCAGCTTTTAAACCAGCGAAAGCAGCTCCAAGAGTAACAACACTTTTAATTAGGCCATTGCCGCCAGAAATTCCGTCAATAATTCCATTAATAGCCGTGAGAAGACCTGTCAATAACGTAACTGCTGCTCCTATAATCTCATTATTAGCAAACCCCATAGTAAATTGATCCCAAGCATTTTTCAGTTTAGTAAGTTTCGATGCAAGGGAATCAAGAGTCTTTTCAAATTGTTTCTGCCCAGAACCAGTACTATTGTAAGCTGCATTGACTAATTCAGTGGTCTTCGCATAGTCTTGCATAATAGCAATAAAACGAGACTGTTGACGAGAGCCGGCGGCCTGAGTTGCAATATAACGTTGAGTAAGAATATCTAAATCATTCCAACGTTTAGATAAACGTAAAAATACTTGGTCTAAACCTTCATTACCAGCCAAAAATTCATTCATAGAAATTCCAGCCGCACGAAGAGCAGTTTGAACCTTATTTACATCAATAGTTTCTCCTTCTTCATCTTGGCCAGTTAACTGACCTTCGGTATAAAGAGATTTGACTTCTGAAAAACGGCCAATAACCGTTTTAAGCATCGTACCGATAGTTTCGGCAGCTTCACGCGTCGTTTCAATACCTTGGGCCAAAAAAGCAGCCGTTGTTTCAAATTCCATATTAACACTATGAGCAATTGAAGCAGTTTTAGTCATAGCGGTAGAAATCTCTTGAGTATCAGAAGCTGTAATGGCTGCTAACTCAGAATAAACATCATTGACTCTTTGAGCAGAGGTTCCATCTAATTCCATATTGAAACCACGCAATGCCGCTGTCATAGCGTCTGTTGCGTTTGCAGCATCCATGCCAGCCACTGCCGCCATTTTAAGGGTTTCAGTTGCCAATTTCATAGACTTATCTAAGTCTAATCCTTGTTGAACATAAAGAGTAGTTGCTGCATAAGTGTCTTTGATAGCCATGCCAAGCTCATTGGCCTGTTCAGTAAAACGAGGCAATTGCCCCCACATATCATTTACTGAAAAATCAGAAACTACTGCAATTTCAGTCATTGCAGCGTCAAGTTCTTTTACTGTTTCAAAAGCGCTTTGAATAGCCCTTCTAAATAATTGAATAGCACCAGTAACAGAAAAGAAATCCATCAATTGATATTTTAATGTTGATAGGTCTTGTGCTGCTCGTTCTGCTGCATTAAAATCATCAGCACTATCACGAACGGATTGGCCCATTTTTTCTAATTCTGGTTGGACTTCTTCAGTAGCTTTCTCTACTCCTTGAAGGCCGCTTCGAAATTTCTCTAGAGCAGAAGTATTAAGATTACTTAACCAAGCTTCTATATCTTCCTTCTTGGTTAAATCTCCAATGCCTTCCATTGAGACTCCGGCTTGTTCTAGGGCTGTTTTTAGTTTTTTTAGAGCTGTGGCAGGATTATCTGTTTGTAATTTACCTACTTCTTCTTCTAGTTTGACAATTAAATCTCTTTGAGCTTGAATATCCTGATTCAATTGATTGAAATCTGATTTAGAAATATATTGCTGAATTTTTTGCTCCATCGCAGCAATTTCAGTAGCAGTTTTTCCGGCTTCTTTTCTAATTTGATTCAAAGAAGTTACAGTACCATTTATATTAACTTCTGTGTCTCCAATCTTTTTTCCTTTTAAGCCTTGTGCTTTATAAATAGATTGAACCGCTTCTTCTGTTTGCTTTTGTGCAGCTAAAGTTTCTTGCTTTCTTGCTAATTGAGTATTTAATCCTTTTAAATAGCTGTCTGCTACTTCTTTTTTAGATTTAGCACTTTTTTTAGTTTGTTCTAACTGTGCTAAAGCTGATTGTGCTTGTTTTAGTTTGTTTTGTTTCTTTTCTAAATCTTCAAGACGTTTTGATTCTTGAGATAAGGTTTTTAAATATTTTTTTGTAGCTTCATTTAATTTTTCAAGTCTTTCCTGTTCTCCCTTTGGAAGAATTTTTAGCTTTCCTTCTTTAGAAGCTGTATCTAATTGTTGAATTTCTCTAACAAGTTTAGAAATATCTGTTTGAAGATTACCTACTTCTTTCTCCGCTTGTTTATAATCAGTTTTTCCTAATAGAGAAGGAGATTTATCAGTTAGTTCTTGTAATTTTTTTAATCTACTTTGAATATTATCAAAAACTTTACTAATCTTTTCACTTGATAAATCAGAAAATTTTACTTGGTCAAACTCCCTTTGCAATTTTTCAATTTTCTTTTGAAAGTCATTTAAATCAGCTGATATACCAAGAGAGATATTGATTTTCTTATCTGCCATTCCTTTTCCTCCTAAAAAATAATCAGCATTAGCTAAAAACTAATGCTGACTACAGTTAGAAATCACTATCTATATCATTGTTCAAAAAGTAAAACTCACTAACATATGAATTTCCTCTTGACCCCACTGGAACGCCAACTCCTTTGAAATTGGCTACGACAGGTGTAGCTTGCGCGCCCAGCCTTATAGATAAGCCAGTCATCAATTTTAGCTTTGGGATTTTTATAAGCCCCGTAACTACCTGACCAGTAGTATCATCCTTTACTCTTGTTCTGCCTTCTAATTCAACAAAACCATTGAAAAGCCTATTACCAACTTTTACGACCTTCGCACCTCCTAAGTAGCTATAAGTATAAGATACCACAACTTCTTTATAGGGGTCGCTAATTTCTATAACTTTTTCTTCTTTGGATAGAGGTAAAATTTTCTTTCCAGTTTCTTTTTCATAAATAAACAAATCTACTGGATTTTCCTTCAAGTGAATTTTATTCTCTTCATCACTTTCTAGAGTTTCCATTTTAGTTACCAAAACTGGTTTATCTTCCTCAATTTCAAAAAGTTTAGAATTCGTCATAAGTGCGAACTGGTCTTTTGAGAATACGCCTTGAGAGAAACTTAAATCAATTTCTTTTGTGGTTTCCCAGAAGACATGGGGTCGGTTGTCGAATCCACCATTGGCGCTGACCCATCGTTTTATTTCATCAAGACCAGCGATTTGAACTTTATCAAATTTTGCAAGGATTTCTTTTGTTTCAATGATTCTATTCCCAATCTCTATTGGATAAGTAGCTTTTAGATAACACTGTTCCAATTCTTTGAAAGAAAACTCGTTCATATTTCCTCCTAAAAAGAAAACGGAGAAGGTCCTCCCTCCTCCGTTTTGGTTTTATTCAATTAACTTTGAGATTGGTCCTCAGCAACATCATACTTGACAAGCTTCATCATAGGACCAGTTTTAGGACGCAGAACCTTCATATTCATGTTGAAAGTAGAAGGATCGCCCTCAGCTTCCATAGTCAAAGTAACTTCAGAAAGCATCTTTGCCTTGGGAATAATCAATTGGAAAAATTCATCTTTACCAGTAGTCTCGCTACGAGCAAAAGTATCACCAGTAACATAATAGCTCCCAGGGAAAGTATCTGGATTGATTTCAATTTCCATGTAGTTGTCAGCCTTGATATCAGCAACAGCATAGACTGCATCCATAGACCAAGTCTTTTCAAGAGAAGTGCCGTCAGCTTTATAATAGGTAGGCTCTACATCAGCAACCGATACCGTCTTTCCATTTCCAAATTCTAGCTCAGTAGGAGCCACAGTCCGACCACTAATATCCCAAGTCTTGCGGATTTTTCCTCCAGAGGCTTTGACATTTACGCCGTTTGTGTCACCAAACATGATAGCCATAGACTTGGCAGAGAACAGGGCATCTTCAATATTCAGATTTATTTCTTTACCAAAGTCCCAAGTAATTAGTTCAGGGTTCTTATGTATTCCATATAGGTCGTTACTCTATATACGTTCTCTTATGAACTGCTTTATGTTTCCATAAAGACTAGACTATATCTTCATCCTTATCTAAGGAGTCTCCCATTTCATGCGACTTCGCACTACTAATAGTCGTTGAGCCTTCAACCTTTTTCCATTTGAAACCACCTGTTGTAAATCTTTTTCCACTACAAACCAAACTTATCTTACTAATATGGCATCCAGTTTTTCGGGACGCTTCACTCATTGACTCATATTCAGCAATCAGTCTTCCATTCAAATCCAATTGCTGAACTTTTATTGGTTCATAGCTTCCATTATTTACCTTATGAATGACATGAGAATCATTTTCTCTTCTAGATACCCACTCAAGATTTTCAATATTGTTATTACTTCTATTCCCATCTTTATGGTGAACCTCAGGTCTATCATATGGAGCTGGGCAAACAAAATTTTCTAAAACCAAACGATGGACAAAATAATTAGTATAATTATTTTTTTCTTTATTATACAAATGAGCTTTTATATATCCATCTTTGTCTAGAAAAGTTTTTATTGTCCGCTGTGTATATAAACTAAAAATTTCTCCGTCTTCATTGATTTGGTAGTTTGGGTTAGTGTTAATTGTCTTCCAAGACATTATCCTATTTCCTCCTTTATGTAATTTTAGGTTGCTTGGTTGCTGATTTTCCATTTTGTAATTATATTATATTACAAATTCCATCTGTTGTCAAACTTTCATAATTTATTACTAAATCATTGTAGTAGATGGACTTTAGGAGGTTCCAGCAGTTAGAGAGATTTTACAAGAGCCACCCTATTAACCCTTGCCACCACGAGCAGAAGTATTTTCAGCCGTTTGCTCGACAGTGGATACTTTTAGTGTGTCAAGATATAATACAGGAGATGTGGGATTTCCACTATTATCGATGTCATAAAAAGTTACATCGCAAACTTCCTTGATACCATATCTATCTAGGATAGAAGCCATACTTTATTTCCTCCTATTTTTTATCAGAATTATGTATCCAATATTTTGGTTTTACATCTTTACTACTTGCTCCAGCTAATAAGCTCCTTATATCAACTTCATATTTTTCCTTTTCTTGATATACACCTATCAACTTAGAAAAAGTAGTATAACTCAACTCTCCAACTGTAAGTGGAGTAATTCCAATACCCATACAACAAATTGAAATGAGTAAAGTATCAAGTGTTAGTCCTTCTTTTTTTGCTTTTACTTTATCACGATACCTAGCTTTCGCTTTCATCTTTTTTATCTTTGGATGTTCATTAGGATTAGGAGGGTCAATGCTGTCTTCTCCTACACTATTTCTGATAAGATTTTGAAAGTCAAAAAAATTTTCACTGGTCAAAAAACGTAAGTCATCTAACGACTGCGCGCTCTCTAAAATTTTTTTCAAATCTCCAACTAAAATCTTTTTTTCTTCATAAATGAAAGAAACTGGTTCGTGAATAAAAAACTCAAAAGCTTTAATAGAAAGAGCTTCTACTTGTTTATTGTTAAAAGAAGAATTCAAGAGATACTCTAATGGAGTTAGAACATTTGATAGTTCCATTTCTTTCTCCATGTACTCATCTTCAATTTCTTCTTGGGATAGGGTTAAAAGTTTTCGATAAACTAAAAAGTTCTCTTCTGTAATAACCTGGCGAATAGTAGGAGAATAGACCTTACAAATCTTTTGAAAGTTCGCAGGTTCATTTATTACAAAATGGCAATCAATCATAAGCAATCAAGTCAAAAGTCATTTCATAACAGGACATTTCATCAGTTAGAAAATTTATCTCAAAATCTCCTCCCAGAAGTTTACCCATTCCATCAATAACTTTCCCATTTAGACTTTTTTGAATTTCACCCATTATACTAAATGGACGAAGATTTGTTCCTTTCATTTTCCATTGAGTCAAAGGAACAAAAACTTCAATAGCTAAAACTAATCTTTGAAATTCAATATTGGGAGAAAGACGGGCGCCATCAACGACTCGTAATGAAATAAGACTTTTCGCATCTTCCTTCGGTCCTATTCTTGGGACTATTTTTATAAGTTTATCAAAAACTTCATTTGTAATTTGGTCTTGTGTAAGGTCTTTTTTCTCCAAAGGAGCCTTATCACTATAATATAATAACTTTAGTAAATTTTGATTAGTTGTTAATCTAACCATTATTTTCTGAAGAAAGGGCCCCAGCTCTTCAAGGTTTCTTACCATCAGCATTTCCTCCTTGTAGCCAGAAGTAATCTTCTTCGTTATCATTTTCCCCCTTTTGAGGAGGAGGTGTCAAATCAAACTCATAAACTGGATCAACAGTTACATATTCTACACCAGGTGAGGATTGAATATCATAACCGGTTACTCGATAGAATTCTCGATACGGTTCTTCACCTATAATAAAGTAGTCATCTTTTTTTAGATACTGTGTCAAAGGCATGACAAAGAAACTTTCTTTAAGATTCTCTGCATAAATAGTATCCATACGGCTACGAGATTTAATTTCATCTCTAAGCATATTATTTTCTTGACCATACATATATGCCCAGCTTTCTTGCTCAGAGCCATCACGAGAATGCCAAATTAGATAATGCGTCATACGAAGCATTACATAGCGATTATACCCACTAGCTTTTATCTCCTCAAGATAATAAACCATCCATGGCTTAGGTTCATCATTTTTATCTGGTATCATCAAAATTGTACCTGGCGCGAACTCAACATCAATTTTTACGAGTAAATAATGAAGAGTTTTACTGTCATCCTGTTTATATCGTTCGAAACTTCCACTTATATATTCATCATTATATTCAAAATCTACTCGATAAATACTTTTTTGAAGATAGAGGTCAAAATTCTGCTCGCGCTTACCTTGGATACGAGATTGGTAATCTAATCCGTATCTGTTCAAGCGGAGGGAATATATCTTATTAAAATAATTATTTTCCATATTCCCTCCTATTTAAGCAATAAATATATCCCTTATATATATCAAAATAACTCATTTGATTTTCCCAATAAAGTCATACAACTAAAAATTGTACTCCGAAAATAATCATATCGGAGATAACGTAATGAAGAAATCTTATAATACAGAATATAGTAATTGATAGTTCGAGAAGCTTCTGGAATTCCTAATAATTCTGTTAGAATACTGTCCAGAAACTTCTCCCACTCACCTTTCTTTTCAAACTCGCACAAAAGTCCAAAAAGTTTATTTTTCAATTTATTACTATATCCTTCAGTAAAATCAGACATCCTGATACTGCTCCGCAAGTAGTCTATATGAAAATGGCTTGCGCTTCGGTGCGCGATAGTAAACTCCTTCTAGACGATGGACTTTTGCCTCTTCCTTTCTTAGAAGTTCAGTAAATTTACCAATAAGATTAGCCTGAGAAAAATCCCTTTCCTCATATAAAGGCTTTACATTTTCCCAAGTTAGAATGGTTCGATTCAACCACTCACATTTCATATAGCAGGCAATAATTTGGATTTCTTCATTATCCAGTTCTTCAAAAAAGTATTGTTCGTCATGTTCAAGAGACTTGCGCGGGAATTTAAACCAAGGTAGCGCGCCGTCTAAGATAGTTAGTAAATCCTCTTCTACTTCTTCCTGTGTCCAGTTCAGCCACTCGTCTTCGAGCATTTTAGACAGGAAGGCAGAATAAACTTTCTCTAAGGGGGTTCCCATTATTAGCCCTCCTTATCCTCTCTATTCAACTTAATAGCAGTTAGAATATCTTTCCCACAAGCCTTCTTTATAGCGTCGCACTTACCGAAATCTCCTAGCTCATTCTTGATAGCAAAATCAGCCAAAGCTAGCATCTGTTCATAGTTTAGAGTCTTTAGCTTAGCATCAAACTCAAACTGTGGCATAGCAGTCATCATCCGCTTCATATCATTATCACTTAAAACAATAATATTGACAGGTTCGGTGGCATCTTCGGGTTCAAGGCCTAGTTCCTTCTTTACCTCTAAGTCTTCAATATAAAGCATCCCAGTATCAATCATATACTTAAAGCCACTATCATACATCATTTCTTCCAAAGTTTCTCTTTCGATAGGAATGCTGGCACCCTTATTGGGCCACTCGCGCTTGAAGCGCAAGTCAGAAATATTCACGCTAACAGGGCCTTGATGCTTACTAATTACTCTAATCTTCTCCATTTCAAATACTCCTTTTTACTCCTAAAATTTTTATATAAATCGAGGGAGGGAGTTTTGTCCCTCCCTCGAAGAGAATTAGAAACCGTAAGGATTCTCAAAAGTCTGGGGAATCCCAGTATTCTGATAAATGCCCCAGTTATGATGAGCTAGAATGGCGCAACCCATCTTTTTATAAGCATAAACTTCTAGAGAATTATCACGATTCTTGAAGTCATTGATTTGAGTGTTGCCTTCTAGAACAACCTTTACTACCTTCTCTCCACCAGTAGGTAGAATGTAAGCTAGCTGAGGGTCAATCCAGGTCTTGGTGTTGGACTCATCAATAAAGGACTGAGGAATCTGAACAACAGGAGTCCCACGGAAGATATTGATATAACCAGTGTTGTGAATAGCATCAATATCCTGGGGATGGTAAATACCATTAGTAGTATTAGCAATACCACTTACAATAGCGTCAGGACCCATGGCACCTACGAACTCAGGAGGAGCAAAAATTACAACACCATTGCCATAAGCGCGGACAGTATTGATTACCTTTACCATCTTATCAGCCTCAAAGGTATTAGAAACTACCTTATTAGCATCAGGACGAGCAGAAGCATTTACGGCAGCACGAAGAGCCTTATGGACCTCATAAAATACAGCATCGGTTAGACCCTCAGTTAGAACCTGCATGACCTCAGCCATGGTTTCAGCACCATCTAGCATACGCTCGAAATCGATGGTGGCACCTCCGCCGACAGCATGGCCAGCTAGCTCAAAGGTATCACTGTCTAGACGGAAGGTCTCGTATACACCAGATAGACCAACCTGAGTTAGGAACTTCTTAGCGCGCATCTTACCTAGACGACGCTTAAAGATAGCCTTCTGACCTTGAGGAACAGACTGAACCTCAGCGAACATACCGATAGCATCAATTACCTTCTTGGGCATAATCTCGTCGGCAGTCTTAATTACGATATCATAAATATCATAACGATTCTTCATGAACTGGTTTACGGAACCAGCTAATTCCTTTAGACCATCTAGGAAAGCAGAATCCATATCTACATTCTGATTAGCATAGGTGGCAGGAACAGTACCCTTAGCGCAATGAAGGGCAATTTCTTGTAGCTCTTTAATAGTCATTATAATTTACCCTCCTTTTATTAGTCAGCTAGCACTTGTAGCTTGATGCCCTTTTGGCCATCAGGCATAGTGTCAAAAGCAACAACCTTTAGCTTGGGACCAAAGGTACCAGCAGTAGCAGATAGCTTAGTAGCACCAGAAGCATCAGTCATACCATATACAGGAGTGGTAGCGCAAGCCTTTAGAGCGGTAATTAGAGTTTCCTCGGTGGTAAACTCAGTATCATCATAACAAACACAGTTAGTGCGATACTTATCACCAACAGATAGGTAGCCTAGACGGGGGAAGAAGTCATCAGAACCATTTAGCTTAAAGTTCTTTAGACCAGGAGTCCGCTCATCATACATATGCTCGGTAGAATAAACTAAACCAATAGGAAGAGACTCATCTTTGGGTAGCTTCACACAATGATTAGCATCATCAACAGCCAAAAGCATACCATTCTCAACAGGGATATTTGCGAAATCAGTAGCATTAGGAGCACACTGGGCCTCAATACGACCATCACGGCGGAAGGCAACATTATTTAGCTCAACTTGACCATAGCCACTAATTACTAGTCTTTTTGTAGCCATTTTATTTCCTCCAATTACTTAACATATTTAGCTAAGACGGCATCTAGACCTTGTAGAGGCACGTCTTTAGGAATTAGACCTTGACGGTCGTTTTTAGAAAAAGCAGAAAAACCAGTCTTCTTCAACTCATAGGCCAGCTCTTTATCCAAATCAGACACAGAATAGTTAGCGCTATTTTCACGATAAGTATTTAAAACTTCTTCACTTAGATGTCCTTCATACTCTGTAAATACGGCCTCTTTCTGCTCCTTTTCAATCTGAGCCTTGTACTCATTTAAAGAACTGTTTTCTTCTGTTAGCGTTTGGACCTGGGCCTGAGCCTCCGTATATTGAGCCTCAATACCAGCCTTCTCTGCTTGTAAAGTGGAAATCTCACCATTTAGTTCTTCAATTTTGGAACTAAAATTAGAATTTTCTTCTTTTAGAGTTTCAGCATTTGCCAAATCTTCATTTACAAGTTCATATGTACCACCATTCAATTGACGCAAGGTATCAACAGTTTGTTTTTCATTTTCAGTCACATCAATAATATAAACTTGGGTACGTTCGCCTAGCTCAACGCTATCGGTCTCGTCATTCTTCGTATAATGAACCCGCTCATACTTGCCACTCTCATAATTATAAGCTAGAGCATAGTTATCAAAAACTTCGCAAATAGCATAGCTAACTGTCCAGTTTCCTTCCTCATTATACTCGGTGTTCAAGAGAGACCAAAGAGCGTCATACTTTTGGCTATCGGAAAGTTTGAAATTTATTTCCATCGTCTCTGTTCCTCCATTTTTAGTATAAATAGCTTCAATTTCTTGAATCTTCTTTATAACTTTATCAATACTAGTTTGAAGCTCGAAGAAGCTCGCACCCTCAAAACAAGGCTCAACATCATCTCCTAAAACTTGGAGACCTAAAAAGCATCCCTCATCAAACACAATGAACTTTTGTCCATCGTAAATTGCCTGATGATATTTCAAAGATGGCTCATAAAGTTCCATTGATTGAGATTTTCCTACGATGTCCCCAGCTTCAGCATAAAGCGCAGTAAAAATTAGAACATCCGCACAAGCATAAGTTCTTTCTACTCCGTCTTCATCAAGATGAGATTCCCAGCTAATATTGGGATTTTCGGGAACAATTCCATAAATTCTTCCCTCGCTTCTTCGACTTCCATGGTCGGTGTAGTCATCATATTCATAGATGCCTTTGACCGGCGCGTAAGGAAGAGTTTCTAGAAGTTTCTCCGCAAACTCATCCGTTATATAAGTACCGTTTCTATTACCATATTTATAGAAAATTCGGCACCGCGCCTTTGACAATACATCATTATATTTTTCTATATTGCCATAAACAGCGACTGGAAACTCAAATTTATTCATCTATATTTAAGCCTCCTTGTTTGTCTTTTGATGCTTCTTGTTCAATAGTAGTTTGTGCTTTTTCTTCTGTTTTCATTTCTGGACGTCCAGGGTCTCCAGAAGTCCCACTTTGAGTGTAAGCTGAATTTAGAGGAACTAACTTTTCTTGAAGTTTTTCAACTTCATTCTCAAGTTCCTTCATGCTTAGGAGTTCTCGCTGATTTAAGTCCATAACAGCGCCCGGTAAGAAGAAGCTATATCCACTTTGAGCTAATTTAAAAGCATCAGTTAGATAATCACTTTGGTTATAAATAGAAACCGGTAGGATTTTATAAGTAAATTTTATGTTAGAATTTCCAAAAAGTTGAGTTAGAAGCTCACTAATAAATTTTGAAATTTTATTAGTAATTGGCATCATAAAGCTTATATCATTTAGGATAGAAGTAGATAAAGCTTGAGAACCAGTTGGTGCAAAGAGCTGGCCACTGACGCTAGCTTCAGCATAAACATTTTGAAGCATCTTTTCTAGGTTATTTGAAACCGCATCAGATGAAGTCTTTGAAACAATGCTATCTACATCAGCGTAAGTGGTCAAAACGGAAAGATTCTTATTTCCTTTCATCATGCCCACGGCGCCAGTGTGCATTTCAAGAGCTTCATCTGGCTCAAAAAGAAGCGCGCCATCCTGCAAGTGAGGTATTTTCTGAATAAGAATCTTACGAATTTCTTCCAAGTCTCTTTCTCTTTCAGTATCTACTGCTTCATCATATTGGATTGTGGCAGGAATAACATTCAAGAAAGTTGGATTTCCCTCTTCAAGAATACTAAAATAAAGAGTGCTATCAGTAGATAATTTTATCCAAGAGGTTTTAATTTTACCTTTTTGATATCGACGATAAAAACTTATAACCTCTTTAGGATAAATCTCTAGAACTTGATTTCGAGTATCTTCATCAGTAAAATGGTCAAAATAATTGACATTGAATTCAATAATATCTCTACCATAGATGTCTCTAAATCTAGATTGACAGTAAGAGGCTGGCAGGTCAATCAAGACAAAAGACCCCTTATCCAAAGATGAAATTAGTCCATAGTAAGCACCATCAGTAAGAGCTCGTGTCACAATTTTATTATATAAAATTGGGGGATTTATTTCATCTAAGTAATCCAAAGCTTTATAATATCTTTTTTGAGTAGTCTTATCAGAAAGTTTCTTTCCAAAACTTACTTTTGGAATCAAAAGGCTCACGCACTTTAGAAGATTAGCATAATAAAGAATAATAGCACGATATAAGCCATCTTTTAGAAAATAATTTCTCGAAAGTTCTCTCTGTTTTGATAAAGAACCTGAATTTACAATATTATCAATTTCTTCAGGCTTGTAATCTTTTAAAGTGCGGGACCGAGAGCGCCAAGAAAGATAATCATAATCTCCATAAATTTCATCATTTTTGGAGACCATTCCACTTGACGCTCTTTTAAAGGAGGCAAGGTCAAAATTTCTTTTGAACTCGGTATTTTGTTGTTCCAAATTATGCCCCTCCCGTAAAGAATATTAGGTTACGTTTTCCGGCGCCCCGTCTTTGTCGTTTTTTCATTTGGGCTTCTTCAATTTCTTTGATACGCCATAGACCATAAGCAAAGGCATAGTAGCGGTCATCATGGAAGCGTTTGTTTATTGCTTCAAGAACAATATCCATACCTACATTTTTGACACGAAGATTTCCCATTTCCTCAAAAAGTTTTGTTGTTTGTTCATGGGGAAGTAATCGTTGGACTCGCTCGCGCATTGTCATTTTTTGGCCGAGTTTTGTCCCAAGAAGAGCATTACGCGCTTCTTGCTCACTAATCAAAAACCGAACCAATCCGCCATTCAAACGAGAATAAGCATTTCCATTGATTTTTGACTTTAAAGGCCCATTAGCTTTCATAGAGTATAAAATAGGAATAGAATCTCTAGGTTGGATTTTTTTGTAATCATCATTATTGAAAAAGCCATATGCAGGAAGCTCGCGGCCTCGCGCATCTGTATGAGTTTTTATCATCTCATCTGCGAGACCTAACATTATTTTCCGTATAAGTCGTTATTTTATACGCGTTCTCTTATGAACTGCTATATGTTTCCATATAGATAAGACTATATCTTTACTCTTTAAGAGTACCTTCCATTTCGAACCACTTGGTCCTACTCCCTTTCGGGATAGTCGTTGAGCGTTCAATCGAATATGACGTCTTTTGTCAATTCGGTCCATGAAGTTTTTGATTTTATTCTATTTATTGTTGAAATTGATACTCCGAATTGAGAAGCAATAGCTTTTAGAGTTTTTTTCTTTTCTATTATCAAAGAAATTATCTCTCTAACATCATCTTCTGTTAGTTTTGCTCTTCCATTTTTTACTCCTCTTGTATCCCTACCATAACCTGAAAGAAACTTGGGAGTAATTTCAACATTTTCAAGCTCAATTTTATAAGTTTTCTTCAAAATTATATTTCTTAAAGTTTCATCACAGATATCATATTTTTCTAAAATTTCCTTTCTTTTGAAATTGCCACTATTTATATCTAAGATAAGATTTTCTAAACTTTCTTTTGTAAATTTAGAACTAGAATTAGATAGCCCATCTTGGTCATAGCATCTTCGATTAGGAAGAGTATTGGGATTTTCTAAATTTTCTTTCATCGTTGCCCATCTGAGATTTTCTAATTTATTATTAGTAATATCTCCATCTAGATGATCAACAGTAAGTAGATGACTATTTTTATTTGGACAAAAGGTTGATAAGATAAGACGATGTACACTAAAACGATGTCCTTTTCCAACTGGCTTGTCCGTTGTCATCAGAACCACCTTTTTATAGCCATTCTTATCGTCATATTCTGTTAGAAAATCTTTTTTATACTCTGACCAAATATGACCAGATTCATCAGCATAATAATTAGTTCTAAAAGTATATCTTGAGCTTTCAATTTTCTTCATGTACTCATCCTCCAAAAAAGGTGTTATATTCAATTGCTTCGTTGCTGATCGCCCTCGTCTTTACGTTAGGGGTTTCCAGCAGTTAAGAAGGTTTTACTTGAGCATAGGCGTCTACCCAAGCCGTTGCAGTCGATCAAAACTTCTCTGGGATTATATCTCTCAATCAAAAGTTTCAAATCGATTGCTTGTTGTGTAAAGGTTTTTGTCTCTGCTTGTCTTCCAAGTACTTCAATATTGACGAGAGTTGAGTAGTATTTGTCATTCTTGATATTTACTCGAAAGATACAAGCAATTGTTGAGTCTTGTAAGCGTCCTACGTCTACACTGATAAAGTAGAAACAATTCTGTTGATTTCTAAATTTCTGAGTAAATTCTGGATTTTTCTTTGTTCGATATTTAGAAAGTTTCTCAAAATCGAACCAAGATTCTTCACTTCCTCCGGCCCAAGTTCCCATGAACTCTGATGCGAATGTCATTTCATTGTAGGCTGATGACATTCTCAACTTTTCAACGTGTTTCTTATCAACCAGTCCATGCTGGGCAGGAATACGATAGTCTAGACCCATAACAAATGCTCTTTTTGGGTCAATTATTGCTTGTATCATTGTTTCTATTAGAAGTGAGTAAGCATAAGAGGATTTCATGCCCGCTGAGGTTCCGGCGATGACTTGTTGATTACAAACTTCATAAGGATTTACTAAACCATTAGCATCACGTCGAGAAACATTTAGCTGAGGAAGTATAACTTCGGAAATAATATCACCATCGGCATCACGCACCTCGTCTAGGAATGTTGCGTGAAGGCGGAGACCACGTGATGAGTCCGTAGCGCCTTCGCAAGTAAACTTAGAGCCATTTTTAAAATAGAGCTCAGCTACATCTTTCGAAAAGTTCATGTGAGGTTTTCCCATAAAAACCTCAAGCTCTTTTTCTAGTAGAGGCCAAATCTTTATGATTTCTTCTACTTTTTGTCTCATAATTTTTACGCCTTGTGTCTTGACAGGAGCGACGATTGAGCACTTATGGTTGGGGATAAAAATGCATTGAAGAAAGAGTCCAAGGACGCTTAGGAATGACTTTGAGGCCGCGCGAGTTGCGGTAATATAGATTTGGTTATAGCGCATGAGTGAGCGCAAGAACAATCGTTGATAAGGGAATAAATCAAATTGGGAGTCAGTGGGTTTTATTGTATCCAAATAAATATCAGGATAAACCGTATAAAGTTGAAGCTCTTCTTCTAGAAACTTCTCATTTCGCTCTAAGAAATCCTCAGTTATAACAATTCCTTTCTCTAATTCGACGCCCTCCCTAAAAAGGCGATTTTGGGAGTTATAAATTGAAGTGGGGTCGCGCAAAGTAATTACAGCCATTAGAGAGTTCCTCCTGCATCAAACTCCTCACTTTCGTCCTCTTTGAAGGCTTCGGCCTCATAGACGTCTGCATCAAAGTTATCTACTTGAAGGTCGTAAAAATTATCTGTTTGAGCAACATTTTGAAGAGCCTGAAGTCGCGCGGTCACCTCATCTCCGAGGCCACCTTCATTTATATACAAACGCTGATTCCAAGCTTCAATATTTTTCAAAGTCTCATCAATAACATCTCTGGTAGTATTATCATAAAATTTATTTTGATGCCCGCGCTTTTCGAGCCAGAACATCAACTCTCCAATACTATCAAAGTCGGTTGCATTTTTAACTGATTTAGGAGTAAAATCTGCCGTCTTCACAATTTTATCATAAGATGAGAGGAATTTGTCGACGTCTTTGTCGCCCGCACGAATCCGTTTATCTATTTCTAACGAAAGCTTGCAAAGTTTTTGAGCTTGGTCAATAGCTAGCGCGCCAGATACGTTTTGAGAAAGGAGCAAACCTTTATAAAGGTCCTCTAAGTAATAAAGTTCATCATCGTCATAGTTGCCTCCCCAGCGTCGGCGCAGCTCCTCAAAATGTTTCTCTTTTACTAATGGAATCTCATCTTCAATAAGTCCAACCTTTTTTAGTTCAAGATATTGGGAGTTATAACTGTCCCATCCCAAATTTTTATATTCTTCTGTTGCAAAGACTTTCGCATAAACGCCCCAAACAGTATCATCAGAATTCAAGTCTCTTAATCTTTCAAACTCTTTCACAATAAAAGGAATATCGGCCCATTGGCAGATTTTGTCGACCGCGCGCCAACTAAACCCATTTTGTTTGAGGTAGTGAGTAATACAATCATTACAAATGGGAAGTACCCCATCTGGATAAAAAATTGAGTGGGTTTTTGTGAAATCTTCTTCTAGTTGTTGTTGCTTACAGCGCGGGCATTCTTTTGTAAGAAATGAGCGTTTTTGTTTTGGTATATTTGGTTGTAGTGGCATTACTACTAATCCTCCTTTTTATTTATTGACTTTTTTGAGAATTTTTATGAGTTCACGCTGACGAGGGCGGGATAACTCCGAAAATTTCTGGAGCAAATCACTAAATAAGTCTGAAAAATCACGAGTTTTGAATTTTTGAGAAGCTTCGTTATTGGGTGTAGTTGGCGCGGGCTCGCTCTTTTCCTCAATGAGCCGAACGCCTAAAAACTTACAAAGGCCCACAAATTCAACAGCCTCTAATCCTACTAATAGTTCCATAAAAGTTTTTGTACGGTTATTTTTGTCCATAGTTTTCTCCTTTATACCAAAGGGGCTTCACGCCCTTCTCTTTTATATCGTAATAGTCGGTCACATTTCTTACACCGACAAGAATATCCATCACGAGAACTTTGTCTCCTCATAAAATACTTAGTATCCAAAAGTAAGGTTCTTCCACAATCTTTACAACATTTGAAGTTTTCGGGGAAAAATAAATTTTCGGCGTGCTCTCGATGAGTAGTAGCAGCCGCGCAAATTTTTAGGAGAGCTTTTTGGTGGAAAATAGTGGAGACGTAGTTTGAATTATAGGTTTTGTTATACTTTTTATTGATGTATTCGACGATGGGTTGATTTTGCTGGTGGGCCATTTTTAGTTGGAAGACGTCTTCTTCGAGGGGAGTTAAATCAGCTAGAGACTTATACCAATCAAAAGTTTCGAAGAGTGCGCGCAACGTACTTTCAAGAGGTAAGGAGTCTATTCCTTCTTCTAGGGAGTCCCAAATTTTCACCAAAGCTTGAAGATGGGTCAAATCCTCAAAGTCAAAGTAGCGAGAGGAGCGAGGGGCCCAGATTTGGGCTGAGAGTGCGCGCTGGTCTTTTTCGTTTTTTAGGTCTGAGGGAATTGGGAGACGACCTTCGGGGAAAAGGAGTCGCGCTAAATTTGAAGTTCCTTTGAGGCCGAGGGGGTAGATAGGAATATCCACGTCAAAAGTTGGAGTTTCGAGTGGATTGTAGGTATGGGGGATAAAGCGTTGGAGTTTTGTCTGGTAGAAGTCTTGGAGAGTGAATTGCTCGCGTCGTTTTTCGATTAGGAGGCGTTTTTGTTTTAGGTAGGAATAGGGATTTAGGAGTTTTGATTTTTCTTCAAGGCTTTGGAGTTCGGAAGAAGTAAACTGGGCACGCAGGTCTTCACGAACTTTTTCTTTTTTACCGATTCGAACTTCGTAGGTAGAGAGCTGGAAGTCGATTTCATCAATTTCGCGCCAGAGGAGTTCTAGTAAAGCTAAAATATGGGGCGGGGCATTTTTGCGTGCGAGTTGGCGTGAAAATTTTTGTTTTGAGGTTTTGGTTGGAGTATCACTTATGGGACGGATTGAGTCTTCATTGAAGGCGGGGCTTTCATGTAGTTCGTCGAGAGAAACAATTGGGCGAGAGGACCAGGTAGACTTTAGTTCGATTCCAGAACTTTTGTCTGAGGAGAGACCTTCGGAATTTTTACCCCATAGGAGATAGTCGGCGATTTTTTCGAGTTCAGAATTTGTAAGGGGTTTTTCTGCGTCGAAGTTTTGGATATAGGTTTGGACGTATTCGGTGCGAGCTTCATCACTTGAAAGTGAGAAGTCGAGATTTAGACGATTCATTAGTACGCTCCTTATGTATAAGCCAAAGTATAGTTGGCTCTTAGTTTCTATTTTTATTATATCATAGGAGAAAGGTCGGAGTCAAATTTCGAGTAGTAGAATTTTTTATTTCGATGAGAAAAATTATGAATTTTGTTTTCGATTTTTGTCTCGGTGAGAAAATGTTCCAGACCCGATTCGGGCGAGGGATGGCAAAATGCACAATTTTACAAAATACCCCCCTCCTCTTTTTGTGTATTATGCTGAATCGTCTAAAAATTTTCTAATTGTTGCATTTGCCACTTTACAAGCGGTAGCTTCCATGCTATAATGCATAATGTAAAGAGGATAACACAAGCGGAGCGGTGCTGAATGCTTTAATACAGCGGGTATCTTGAAAACTGAAAACCACAAAAACCAAAAGAAAGGAATTTTTTACCATGAAAGACTTTACTATTTTGACCAAAGAAGATGCCGTGCGTGCGCTGGACTCCGCACGCTATAACCCCGCCATTGATAGTGGTTATTTTGGACGTATCACTGAAAACCAGTGTGCAAGGCCAAAAAGCCGAAAGAAGTGTGTAAGCTCTGCTGGTCAAGCTGACGTTCACATCAAGTACAACGGACGCTACATTCCCGCAGAAGTCAAAACAAACGGTGGACGCATTGACAGCCTCATTGATGGGACGAATAAAAGCAAATTCATCATTTATGTTATGGAATACGTTCAGCGTCATAAGGCTGGAAAAAAGACGGAAGCATGGGAAGAACGGCGTTCAGTCGGCCCGCTTATTATTCCAACTGCCTTGTTTCTGAATTGTGTTCAGGAAGTGAACGCCATAAAGACAGTAAATAAGCATGGCGAATATGACGGACTGGGGATTCAAGTTAGTTCTAAAAAGCTGTATCAAAGACTGTTGCAATGGCCGGTTGAGTTTGACCGTACAAAAGACTACACAAGCGCAGACTTTGAGGGGCTGACCCTGTAAGTATCAATCAATAGGGCTGGGCTGAATAAGCCCAGCCCACCAGAGAAAGGAATATAATTATGACTATCGACTTTGTGAAGAAGTACCTTGACCGCTATCTGAACTATGCGAAGGCTCCGGACAGCATTTTCAAGGCCAGAGACTGCTACAATGTGGCTTTCGGTATGGCACACATGGCGGCGTGTATCGCCTATGAGCGTGACAATGGAGAGCTGGGCAAGGAGATTGAAACACTGTGGGACGACACTTACAGAGACCTCTTTCTGCAAGCCTATAATGCGGAACTGAACCAGCAGTAAGGAAACGCTGACCTACCGGCGAGACGGACAGGAAGGAGACATTATGAATTATCGTCTTATCGTTCACTATGAGGATACCGACGTTGTTACTATCCAGCAATTCGCTGATTTACGCACAATCTCCGCTATCATCGGCTATCTGGATAATACCGTAGAGAACGGTGCTCGGCTTGCTTATGAAATCCAGCAACGGAGCTATTTTAGAGGGATTGAAACCATTGACCATTATGGCGATGTAGGCCGATGGAAAAATGATAACTGGGATGAATAACAAAAAGCATATATGATTGAAAAGAGGGAATTTTTCCCCCTTTTCTTTTTCTGAAAAGTTTGTGAAAAATTTCACAAAAAATTTAGACGAAGCAGTTCCGAAGATTGTGAATATTTTCACGAAAAATTTAGACGACGTTCGTCTAAAAAATATTTTTCTTGACTTTTTCCGAAATTTGGTGTATAATTCAAATATACTGAAAGGGAGGCTTCTGAAATGATTGTCATCGCTGTATTGTGTATTCTGTCCGCTGGATTTGCGTGTGCTGGTATGTCCTTTGTGGGTGTGTGTTCGTTCGCAAAAAGCCACGATTGGCATTATGCCGTAGGAGCTGGGCTGTATGCTCTGGGAGCTGTATTTTTTATTGGCTGGGTTTTCTCTATGAGCTGGTAAGGAGAGAAATTTATGAAAACTTATTGGTTTAAAGATGAAAGAACTGGAGAAGAATTTTTTGTTGAACAAGAAAATAAAGAAAGAGCATTTGAAATTGCGAAAAATCTCTTTGGAGATGAAATAAAATGTTTCGGAAGAATTTCTGAGCAAGAGGCAGAATTTTACGGATATGACACCTATTAAGAGGACGATTCTGTCCTCTTTTTTCTAAGAAAAATAATTAGACGAAAATCGTCTAAAAAATATTTCTCTTGACTTTTTAGAAAATATCTGTTATAATTTAATTACAATAAAAGAAAGGAAAAAGATTTATGACTATTTATTTTGATATGGATGGTACGATTGCCGACTTGTACAGCACAAAAGACTGGTTGCCTCGCTTGCGGGCCTATGATGCAAAAGTTTATGCAGAAGCTCGACCTCTCTGTAATATGAATACGCTGGCACGCAAGCTGAACCGGGTTCAGCGAAAAGGCGTAAAGATTGGCGTGATTTCGTGGGGAAGTAAAGATAAAAACCCCGCTTTTCTCGAAGCTGTAAAGGCTGAAAAGATGCGCTGGTTGCGTCAGCATTTGAGAAGTGTTTCCTTTGATGAAATTCATATTGTAGAATATGGCACAAAGAAAACAAGTTTCCGTTCTTCCTCTGATGATATTCTGTTTGATGATGAAACAGGAAATCTAATTGACTGGGGAATGGGTGGATTTCATCCTGATGCAATGGAAAGCGTTTTGAAAGTTTTGGCGAGATAAAAGGGGAAAGCAAATTCCCTTTTTCTCCAAAGAAAAATTTAGACGATTTTCGTCTAATAAATTTTGTACTTGACAAGTTAGAGAATTTCTGTTATACTATAATTACAGTAAAGAAAGGAGACAATAAAAATGGTTGCTTGGTATTGGGTTTTGATTTCTGTGGTAGTATCGAATTTCTTAACGGTTCTTCTTTCCTACAAAATCGATTTTGACAGCCTTTGGGAAAATTTTTTGTTTGTTTTGTTTTATCCCTTTGTCTGGGTAGGGAATTTCCCTTATGCCTTTTTTAGAAACTTTTTCGTTCCAGTAACACGGCAACAATTTGAAGAAGTTACCACAGAGGCAGATAAAAAAACTATTCATAACTTATCTAAAAATGTCTATCTTTGGCATGATAAAAAGGCAAAAAAAATCCATAACCACTGGTTCTTAGTAAGAGTCAAGTAAAGACATTCTATGACAGATAATAGGGACGGCGCTAAATGCGCCATTTCTTTTTCATTTTTTATTTAGACGAATATCGTCTAAATAATTTTGTACTTGACAATAATCAAAAAATATATTATAATAAAACCATCAAAAGAAAGGGGAAAACAAAATGGAAATTATCAAAAGTCCCATCTATGTCAAATTAACAGAGGATGAACGGAAAACCTTGTGCGATGCCTATAACATTCTTAATAAACTGTATGGTATCATCGCCGATAATGACTGCGAGTATGTGAGCGATACTTGCGGAAATGGCTATGACAGGTATGATATTGCCCTTGCGTCTAATGTGCTTCAGATGCTTCCCCCTGCTGAAAAGGTGGAAATCTATAATTAAAAAAAGTGGGAGAAATCCCACATTTCTATTTAGACGAAATTCGTCTAAAAAATATTTCCAAAAAATTTTTAAAAAAAGTATTGACATTTTCAAGAAATCTGATATAATAGATAATGTCAAGAGGGAAACCGAATGACAAGTAAAATGGGTGGCGACCTATCCGCCGATGAAAGGAGAAAATTATGACTAATCGTGAGTTCTTCAATGCCGTCATCAATGCTAATGTGAATGACGAGCTGACCAGCCACGCCACCGCCGAGTTGGAGAAGCTGGACAAGCGGAACGCCCAGCGGAGTTCCAAGCCCAGCAAGACCCAGCTTGCGAACGAACCTATCAAGGCCCATCTGCTGGAGATTCTGGCCGTCAAGCCTATGACAGCAAGTGAAATTCATGAGGCAGACGCAGACCTCTCCACGCAGAAGATTAGCTCTCTGTGCCGTCAGCTTGTGGAAGCTGGCAAGTTGGCAGTTGAGGAAGTGAAGATTCCCAAGAAGGGTAAGCAGAAGCAGTACAGTCTTGTGACTGAGTAAAAATAAGAGGTGGCGAGAAATCGTCACCTCTTTTTTCGGAAAAGAAAATTTAGACGAAATTCGTCTAAATAAAATCGACCTCGGCACTTCACCATACTAAAGTAGTAAAGAAAATTTGAAATTCAAAAAAAATTTTGTTATAATAATTTTAGAAAATAAGAAAAAAGATGTTGACAAATTTCAAAAACTATGCTATACTGTATTTACAGTAAAGAAAGGAAGTGCTTTGAATGGCAAAGAAAAGTGAAATTGTAAAAATGGACTTTATGCAGAAAGTCAAGAATTTTCTCGAAAGTGAGGGAGAAACCGTTCTTCAGATTAAAAGCGGAACTTATTCGATTCCGTGGGCGCTGGATGATGATGAGGGCTATCTAAACCTCACCTTTAGCGTTCCCAAGGGAACGAGAGACGGCGACCTCTTTGACGGCTACGAAGAAGCCGAAAATTATCGCCTTGAGAGTGAAGCCAAGGCCAAGGCTAAGGCAGAACGAGAGGAAAAGAAGCAAAAGAAAATGGAGAAAGATCGCCTTGCACGAGAAAAGGCAAAGGCAAAGAAAACTGAACGAGAAAACGTAAATAACGAGTAATCGAAAGGGTGACGAGAAATCGTCACCTTTTCTTTTGTAGAAAAATTTAGACGAAGTTCGTCTAATTTTTATTTCTTGAAAAAAGTCCTTGACATTTCCGGAAAATCTGATATAATAGATAATGTAAGGAGAACGACGGTAAACCCTTATAATAATTTTGATTGGAGATTGAAAAATGAATATTTGTATTTTCGACACGGAAACAACTTCCCTTGAAAAGCCTTTTTGCTATAATATCGGCTATCTTATCGCCAATAGCGAAAGCGGGGAAACGCTTGTTAAGCGGGAATTTGTCGTGGAACAGGTGTGGCATAATCCAATGGTTTTTGCGTCTGCTTATTATGCAGACAAGCGTCCTATTTATGTAAAAGCTATGCGTTCCCGTGTAATTACTATGGACAAATTCGGCTATATCACGCAGACAATGGCACGAGATTTCAAGGCGTTTAATATCGAACGGGCTTTCGCTTATAATTCATCTTTTGATGAAAAAGTGTTCAATTTCAACTGCGATTGGTTCAAGTGTATAAATCCATTTGATACCATTTCTATTTCTGATATTCGGGGTTTTGTTCATCATTTCATGATGGATGAAAAGTTTTTCAAATGGGCGGAGAAACACGAAGCATTTACTGAAAGCGGAAACTATTCCACCACCGCCGAAACCATTACACAATACATCCGAAACAATCCCGATTTTTCCGAAGACCACACCGCCCTTTCTGATACATTGATTGAAACCGAAATTCTGTTCCATTGTTTAGAAAAAGGAGCAGATATCAACGGAGACTATACCGCCCGCCGTTCCATTCCTCGAAAAGTCAAAAAGATTTTCACGATTGACACCAAAGGCGGGAAATTTACCATTGAGGGCGAAAGCGCAACTTACTACAAAACAAAAAATACTTTCAAAATTCGTTGAATTTGGAGGACTTCACCACTTTAGGGTGGTGAAGTTTTTTTGGAGAAAAATTAGACGAACTTCGTCTAAATTTTATTTTTGTCAAATTTTCTAAGGTTCTTATTCGCGCCGGCCACTGTCAAATTCTGCCCCTTGTCAAATTTTGAGCACGCAAATAAGCTACGACTTATAAGCTGCAAATAAGCTCCAAATTTTTAGAAAAGAAAAGCTGGAACTCCACTTTTTAAAAAAACGCATTTTTAACGACCGTAAAATTTGAAAACTTTCTATTTTTACGCTATAATATATATAGAAAGTCAAGGAAGACTAAAAATAAAACGCTCCTAAGCTGGGAATAAGCTCCAAAAGAAAACGGCTACGGCACATCAAGCCACCTGTCAAATTTTAGGCCGTAAATTCTTCTGTCTTTATAAAGCAATGAGGAGCAGAAAGAGGTATTTTATGACCAATCGTGAGTTCTATACTGCTATTTCCAATGGTGAGATGAATGACGAGCTGATGGCTAAGGCCACCGAGCTTATCGAGAAGATGGATGAAGCTAATGCAAAGCGAGCCCAGAAGGTTCTGGAAAAGAAGCAGGCTGCTGAGGATGAAAAGGCTCCCATTCGGGAAGCTCTTCTGAACGCAATGAATGAGGAGGGCATGACTGCCGCACAGCTTATTGAAGCAGCTGGCCTTACTGATGAAGTAAAGGTAGCCTCTGTTCCCTCTCTCCTGAAGCCCTTCGTGCTGGATGGCACTGTGGAGAAGGTCGATGTGAAGGTCGAGGGCAAGAAGGGTCCTCAGCGCGGTTATATCAAGACCAAGTGAGAAAAGAGGAGTAGGATTTATTCCTACTCCTCTCTTTTTTTATTATTCTGAAAATTTGACAACGCTCTGAAATTTTGGTAGAATAGAATCAAAGAAAAATTTGACACCGCGCTAAATACACTCTATAAGTACGCATTATAAGTACACATAAGAAGTACATATAATAAGTATACATTTATTATTTATTATACTTATAAAATTTGCTTACCAATAGAATTTGCGCCGACACTTTTTCAATTCTAAAGACACATCTTCACTTTCAAAAACACAAAATTCCTTTTACATATACTTATCTACCCCTACCTATCCCTATATGTCGTTCTTGGACGTCCCTTGGCAGTACCGTTTTTATATAGCTAGTCTCTTCCTATAACTACGAAAGACTTATACACTCTATAAGTACGCCTTTTTGCTTACCTAATAAGTACGCCTTTTTCTTACTTCTATTCTTACTTCCCCTTTCTTTTCTCTCTCTATTCTACCCCTCTTATCTACTCCCTCTATAAGTACGCCTTTACTCGTACATATATTCGTACTTCTTTATTCTTACTCCCTCTTTTCCTACTCCCTATTACTCTCCCCTCTACATATACACATAATACGTACACATAATATATACGCCTTTTTCTCAAAAAATTTTTTCCAAAAAAAATAAGTACGCCTAAGCGTACTCAAAAAATTTTCCCAAAATTTTTACTTATTATAATTACTCCTCCCCTTTACTCTTCAATAGGAAAGTAAATTCTAGCTATTCTTTCTATAAAATTTTGAACACTAAATTTTGGAGGCTTTATGAAACAATCAAAACTAATGAAAAAAATTACTACGACTTTGGAGGAATTAGGAGTCTCCCACTCTCTGAATGTATCCTATCGAGATTGTCTATCTCCTTTGGGATATCCATTACTGTGGAAGCTGAGGCTTACTTGGCGCGGATCCATCGTTTTAATTGAAGAACGGTACCATGATATTTCGCGCGTTCCTAATCCCCAACGTCTACGACAAGTCAACGCTATAAAAGATAATTACGCCTCTTCCCATAAAATTCCTCTACTCCTAATCTGGGACACAGACTCCTCCCTTATATCTCCCGAATGGCTCTCGCGCCAACTAGACCTAGTTATAACTCAAGACTTTTAAAAAAAGACCTGCCTCAATCCGAAGTAGGTCTTTTCTTATATTCACAATCTTTACATTCAGAAAGGTCCAATAACTCCTTATCCTTTTTCAAACAAAAAGTTCGGTCTCCTGGATAGACAAAACCTTTCTCACAACTCAAAGGCGCTCTCTCCACCTTCAAATACTTACATCTTTCATCCACATACTTTTCAGAAAACTTACGACAAATTTCTTCAACTTCTTCTGGGTGAGTATTCCAATACGCTTTAAATTTACTATTATCCGCTATGATAGCATCATATAGGTTTTGTGCTAGTAGGGGTTTATCCATAATAGCTCTCTCCTTCTCAGCGCACTCTGGACAGTAATCTCTAGCACCATCTACATAGTGAACCCATCCTGCTTCTTTTGCTTTATCAAGAGACTCATTATAGCTATTTGCATACGGACCATATTTGCCACATCCATCACAAATTCTATAAAACTTAGGTTTTACTCCTACATAACTCATAAAAAGTATAGCAAAAAGAGCTACCCACCATTTATCAAATAATACTGCAAGTGCTCCCCAAACAAGTACTACCACAATATTTTTTTAGCATCAAAACCCATATAAAGTTTTTATCCATAATAACCTCCATCCGGCGCACCTCTTTTATATCGCTTACAACCCACTGGGTTATCGGTACATCCAACTTCGTAGACACATTTATGACAATTTCTCTTTGTCTCAATTTCATCACAAATAATAAAATTCGGCTTAGCTTTGGGAATATAATGAGAGGCCAACTGCACCATACTCAAATCCAACTCACAAAAAGTACCTTGCCAATGAGGACAAATTGTATCAGGAGCAGTACAGTACCCATATCCATAGTCGCAAAAAAAAGGAATACATTCTCTGCTACATTTTCTCACTCTGCGCCACTTCCTTCATTTCATTTCTTCCAAGCTCCATAATAGCTCTTGCAAAAGCTTCAACGTCTCTACTATCACAATTATCAAAAGATCTAAGACACCGGAGCAATCTAATTGCACAATCAAGTCTTGTCATTCGTCTGACCTCCTCTATTTTTAACCTAATATTTTCTCCCATGGGACGGTTTTTCGAGCACAGCATTTTCTACATATATAATCTGCTCCTACTGTGGACATTCCAATACATTCCCAATCATGGTCGAATTCTGATTGGCACGTCTTATTAGTGGCAGTATCTACAAAATTAATCTTTCCTTGTTCTTGCTCTGGTGTCTTTTGATCACACTTTTTATCCCACTTTGAGCACCATCCACAAGGAGTTTCATACACACAATTTATTGTTTCCATCATAATTCTCACCCCATATTCACCGTGGCATAAATCTCATAATCCTTATACTCTCCAATTCCGTACCCACTATATACTTTTTTAATTGCGACAATCACTTGTTCTTCTTTAACATCAAACTCTTTTGCAATTAGGTGTTGAATATCTTTTGCATCTAATTCGATTGTTTGTTTCATTCTTTCACCTCAGTAAACAATATTCTGGCATAAAATGCGGAAACAAATGCCATATCAGCCATTGTCAAGATTTACAGAACGATTAATACAAACTTCAGGAACAAAAGTGCTAGCACAATTATAATCTTTTAAACTAATATTTTCTATCGTAGTATTTGTAGTAGTTAGCGTTGGAGTGTCATCTGTCATTGAATTACCATCGAAAGGTACTCTTAAAATCTTCTCTGGCTCCCCTGTCCAGCTCCAGCCACAATTCCAACACACCTTACGAGGAATAGGTGGATATGTGCAAATCACTGTATTCTGTAAATCGTGTCCACAATTTGGGCAAGTTTCAATAACAATCATATCTCCATACCATGCCTTTCTTCAAATTCTTTTACCTCTTCTTCTGTAGGCTCAGTATCTTCTAAGCCGTACATACACCCGGATTCAAAACAGCATCCCTCAAGGTCTTCTCTGGTCTCAATCCACGAGGGATAATCTATATAGCCATATCTACAACCCTGACAATATTGTATTACAGGGTCAATACACCTTGTAGGCACTACATCCAACTCAACAACTTCTTTATCGCAAATTGGACAATAACCTTTTCCGTCTTCCCTCAAGTTGATATGATGCCACATACTTTGCAATGATACATACTCTTTACTTCATTAATTTTGTACTGTTATTATAGCACAGAATTTCCATTTGTCAAGTTGCACTTCTTAGATATGCTTGACTATTAGCAAGCAAACCAAGCAATTTTACCGCCGTATTACAAATACAATCTCCATCCTGCCACCACATACACCTCTCTTTTTCACACATCAATGCTCCTGAAGACAGTGCTGTGTTACCAAGGCAATAACACAATGGACAAAATTTTTTATCTTCCATAATTATTCTCTCCTTCTAATCTATTGACAATCTTCATTACTATAATTTTTTAGAAATTATACTCCTCTCCACGAAAAGATTTCCTCCTCAGCAATTCCATCCAACATCGGCTTTATTACTTCGTCTATTGCCCGCTGACAAGCTTCACGAGTCTTAAAAGACGGTCCAAATCTTTGAATTTCCACACAAGTAGTAGACCATCTACGAGTTACTCTGTTCAAAATAGGGTAATAATCTCCACTCCCACCATTCTCCATAGAAAAACGCCACAAACACCGTTCAAGCTTTTCATAGAGGGCGCGCCGTCGAAGAAGTTCCGCATCAGTACAATAATTAGCACAATCGTAATACCCATCAACACAATGCCAAGGGTATTCTTTATTTGTCATTAGTCGTTCATCTCCACTAATAAAATAAAAATCCTCTCCCTCTGCGACTCTCTCAAAAGGGCTCCTCTTCTCTACCGATGACTCCGGCCTTAGAACAATATTACCTTTATTATCAATTACAAAATTATTCCAAAAGTTCTCAGAAGTAAAATCATAAGTCTTCCCATTAATCTCAAACTTTATACTTGCCATCTTAGTCCTCCTTCAAAACTTCATAATCTACTTCATTACACTGAACATCCAACCCATATAGGTAATCCATAATTTCATCCTCAGAAAAATTATCTGGAACATCAACAATCTTAAAAACAGAATAGTGAGCAATAACTTTCATAAAACCATTCCTTTCCTATTTTCTATATATATTATACACTAAAATATAAAAAATTTCAAATCTAAAAAAGAAAACGACCATGCTTACTCGGCATGGTCGTCCAAAATCAATCTATCTTTTGTTTCAAATCAGCAACAATCTTATCAAGCCGAACTGGCACGCAGTCATGCGCATCTACCTCGCAATGGTAAATCATTCCAATTCCCCAGTCTTCAAACGGGTCCTTTGTATGACTATGCCCACACAAATTTACCAAACACTTCTTCAACGGTTTTCCAGCATCAGCGCGAGTTGTAATTGTTGGATAATGAGTCAAATAGAACTTATAACCATCATAACGAAGATAGAGACTGTTATTTGCCTCCACTACATTTGGAAGCCATTGATAAAAATTCCAGCGACTATCTGTGTCATGGTTCCCCTTTACAATATGGAGCCGACCCTTCAATCTTCGAAGCATTTGGAGATTTATCTCTGGCCCCATCACCAAATCTCCCAACACATATACATCGTCTTCTTCGTCTACTACCTCATTCCATCTACGAATAATAGCCTCATTCATGTCTTCAACATTTTCGAAGCCTCTCGCGCCATAGATAAAATCTTTCGAATGACCAAAGTGTAAATCACTCGTTATAAAAATGGCCATCATCTACCCTCCAATCTGTCAATAATCTCCTGTCTAAGGTTCTCGGCTTTCTGTTCTTCCTCTTCCAGTTTCTTACGAATATTTCCTACATCATTTTCAACCATAATACTTAAACTTTTGAGACAAGCCTTTTCTTTCTTAAGACACTCTTCTCGTTCCCTTTTTCTATCAATTTCGTCTTGCCAAAAAAGAAGTTTCCAAAAATCAAAAAGTGTTTTCATAGCAACAGCTGTAGAAATATAAGTCCCAAAAAAGTTCTCTCTATCAGAATCAAGCCTAATCCAGTCTTCCCGACGAAAAGTATAATCACTATATCTATCCCACTTACTCGGCGCGAGCTCGTAAATCCGTCGGAACTCTCCAAAAGACATCCTTACACCCGCACTCTTACAGCTATCTCTCCAATTCAAAAATGACCATCCGAGAAAATAAGAAATAACAAAAATAACCACCAACAAAGTAAAAAACCAAACAAATACCAAACGAATCTCCTTTCTATTTCTCAATAAATTAGAACTTTTGATTTCTCTCCCAATTTCTAATTATTATCTTTCTTCTGAATATCTAATCTCTCTAAATTCTATCGAGACTTCTCGTAAAGATTTTCCAATGGAATTAGAGTTCTTCTCTCTCGATACGATTCCTGAGAGTCTTTAGCGCGGTAAGATAACTCATTATCCAAAGATAGGTTATCTAATTGTATTTGAAGAGCTTCCTTATCACTAGCTTTAAGACACCAAATCTTTATACCCTCGATATCATCCAGAACATCACCAATCTCTTTATTGATAAGGCCCTCCAGCCACGTCTTTACGGTTTCATTCATCTTAATTCTCCTTTCTTATTTTAATCCTCTATCTGTATAGCAAGCTCCAATTGAGTCAATAGTTGAGAAATTTCGGCTTTTGGATAACAAAAATCTATATATTGTCCCATACCCATCTTTAAAGTATAAATAAGTGAATCATAAATAAGTTGAGCTTCATCTTTATTTACTCCAATATCCATTTACTTCAAATCCTCCAAGCCCTCAATTTTTCTAAGTACTTCACAAATGATATCCCAGCTCTCCTGATAGGTCTCCGTGCCATTTGCGAAAGGAGGATAGGGAACCACAGAATTCCACTTTGCATAAGAGGTATCGTAATGGCGATTCGTAGTGGTAGGGAGCCTCCCCAGCCGATACGAGAGATACATAGCCTTCTTGATGTAATGATAACGAGTCATATTTTTTATCTTCCTTTCTTACTTTCTATATATAGTATACTATAAATACAGGAAAATTTCAAATTATAAAAATAGACTACGCAGGTATCTGCGTAGTCGTTTCTTTTACTTATTTTTGGGACTGGTTAAACGATAACCTCGCTTCTTACGTCGCGCGGTTGCCTCATCAATCGTCTGACGATGAATAGAAGAAATTTTGGAGAGAGCTCCTGACTTCAAAAATTGATTTAGATTCAAAGGAAGATAATTGTGGCAATCAGCACAAACATTATAATGGCATTCGTCATTTTTATGAGAGCGGGCATGAATATGACCATGAAGATTGAAAGCCCAACCGGCACAATCAATAGGCTCATGAGACAACACAAGCTTTGGAGAAATCATAACAGGACCTTCATACACTTCATCAAAGAGCCTATTGTCCGCACAAACTTCCCAGTAGTCAAAAAGAGAATTGGGCTCATTCCCTCTCGTAATACTATACTCACGGTTGGGATAACGGTGCTTCATCTCGTCAAGAGCTTCGGCTTTCGTATATTTATCTTTATCAAACTTTTTCCAGTCTCTTTGTCTTTCATAAAGAGTCCTACCTGCATCATGATTGCCCATAACCAAAACCTTATATCCTCTCAAAAAAGGGACATAAGAGAGCGCGCCAACATCGCCAAGACAAATAAGCGTATCACACTTCCCAACTTTAGAATTGATACGGCGCACTAATTCATCCGCAGAGGGCCGGTCATCATAGGCATTTACGAGGTCTTCATCCTCGAAATGAGGGTCACTAAAAACGAAGATCCCTCCTTTTTCTCCCCAATGTTTAAAACAAGGATACAGACTATCTATCATTCTATCTTTTCGCTCCTTTCGTAACAATAAAATGACTAGTTTCTAATTTCAAATCTTGAATATCCAGTGTAGAAATTTTATTATAAGGTATTCTTATTAAAGGGATACCATTTTCTTCACACCAAGAATTTTTATATTTATCATATTCTTTTCTTTTTTTAAACTCTTCTTTTCCACCAAAAAGGCTACTTTCTTTAAAGTGCTGTTCACCATCATATTCAAGCAAATATAAATTATCTATATAAAAATCAAAACGAAATTTTCTTTTAGTTACTGAGTTAATACAAGTTTCAAAACTTTTTTCTTGAACGAAACTTATATTAGCATTTTGCAACAACTCTTTTATTTTAAGAACCCCTAAAGATTCATGTTTACATCCACAGCTAATTGCTCGGCCATCTAATAACCGACTTGAAGGAACGCTTTTTACATTACCACAATCACAAACACATATCCAACTTCTCTTTTCTGCCAATAAATCTAATTCTAAGGGAACTAATAACCCAAATCGCTGTCCAGTTAAATCTATTCCATTTTTGCCCCGCAATCCTCGCAGTATTTTTTAGTAGGCTTATCCCAGCTTCCCTCAGTGCTGATGACAAAGCCACACGCAGAGCAGCACCACTCGTCTCCGCCAAGATGTATCCATTGTCCATGTGCCGGGGCAAGGTCAATTGCAGGGCTGCGCTCACCATACTCTTAATACGCATCATACAATCATTCCACCCTTCAATATAACGCTGATTGGCAATACCAGCTTTCTTGCGTTCAAGTCGTACTTGTAGAGCGTCGGCATCAATACATCTTGACATTACTCCACCTCTTGACTCCAAAATTCACGCTTACAAACAAAACAATCAAACTCATCATTACAATCAATAGGACAAGAAAAACAAGTATCAATCATCTTAGGGCAAAGATATATATTACCATCAACGCATTTTGCATAGGGATATTGTTCAAGAAGCGCGCTCTGCCGTGTCTTACGCGGGTGTGCAGCAGACCATTCCTCGACGATCTTAACTGCTTCCTTGGAATTGTAGCCAATATCACCATCAAGGCATGGCATAAGGCTGCCCTCCTTAAACATTCTCTTCCGTTCTTCCAAAAATTTAACAGCGTCCATTATTTCCTCCTTCTACTAGCCTCCATCCATTTTTTCTGATAATTCTCTCCATGTTTTCTCTTCCCACAGGATTCATAGTATGAAGATGAAAAAAATATCCAGTATCTACAATTCCTGCCTGCTCGAGCCAGTCCAAAACGCGAATATAATCTCCTCCACCTCCTGCAAAGTCGCCCGCATCATGGTCAAGACTGATGTAGATAGTATCAGTAGCAAAACTTCTCTCATAGGACTTAATAGCGGTAATGGCTTCATTCGTAGAGCGCGCCCACATCCATTTATCACAGGGCGGAGTTCTAATATCATCAACCCAAAGGTACATCAATAATCCTCCTCTCGCGCCGGCTTCGCAATAGCTTGTGCATCCCACACATCAATTACAAAAGTTCGGTCTCGAATATCCTCGTCTACATCAAATATATCGAGGAGTCGTGCCCAGTCTTCAGCACAGAAATCCGTCTTGTGGAGCCAAGCACTACGGACTTTTTGGGTAATTACCATTAGAATTCTCCTTCCTTAGTTGTCATCTCCACAAATCGCAGAGCTAATACAGGCCCAATTATCATAGATAATGATAGGGTCTTCCTCAAGCGTATCCGGCGCGAACTTATAGATTTCGCTAATATCGAAGGCACCTCCGCAGCACCCGCAGATAACTTCATTCCTATAAGCAATACCGCCATGATAATGCCCGTTGGTATAATCCCAAAACTTTACCTGGGTAGGAACCTCAAAATAGCTATACTTCATAGTAGGTTCTCCTTTCTCAATACAAGTCAATTCCATCTACAATTTCATCAGATGCCCAAAGATTCTCAAATTCCTCACAGGACTGAATCGCAGGTGTATGGCAATTCATATTACTTAGAGCTTCAAACCACCTTGCTACTACATCACTCTCAATATCCTCAAAAAAGGCGGTCTTTACCTCATAAACAGAATCATGGCGCTTACAAAGCGAATTCAGGAAATAGCTAAGAGAAACGCTCATATAATTCTTCCCAAACTTTACCACCACATTTTTGGAATGACATCCATCATCAAGAATAATAGCCTTAATCATTTTTGAAACTCCTTTCTCTCTCACTTTCTATATATATTATAGCAGAAAAATATGAAATTTTCAAGTTTTTTTACTAGAATCATAGCAGGAGATAAAGCTTTTGATAGTATTCATTTAGTTCTCCTTTCTAATATAGAAAAATTCAGTATGGCTACCTACATCAATTTGTTCTATATTGTCTTCTAGAGAGATAATACGCCAATAAGGAGCTTTGTATTTATAGGAATTAAGGAATTTTTGAATGATTCGGTTGGCTTTGAGTCTGTTTGCGGTAGACCCAATTTTTCTTCGCTCACCGTAGGTGTTCTCGAATTCAATAATATACATCTTACTCCTCTCGTTGTTCGTCAACCGGTGTCACATCTAACTCTTCAATATATTCGAAATTTGTGTGATCTAACTCATCATTTGCCGTAAACCAAGGGGTAAAATTACTAAACGGCAATTCACACGTAAATTCAATCTTATATCTCATTTCACTTTACCTCCTTGAATCAATGCATCTGTCTGCAAATTTATTCATTATCTCACTATCTCCTTTTAAATACATCCACCACAACATCCGTATTCCACATTCTCGTTGAATACTTTACCAATTTCCTCAGCATACTTGCGGAACTGCTCAGGAAGCCTATCTACATCAATTTCCCACTCACCTACACCAATGTCATCATTCAACTGTTCATCGAAAAAAACAAATCCTCCGCTACTCCAAAAGGTGTCGTACTTGGGTTTGTCATCAGAATCAAACCCGTAGCCAAAAGTAACAATCTCACCGTCAATTTCCAAAGTGAGATCCCCACGGCACAGATTAGGATAATTACCCGTATAGGAAACAAACTTTACATGATTATTATTCCGCATTTTTCTTCATTCCTTTCTCATTTTCTATATATATTATATAGCTTTTTTAGAAAAATTTCAAATTTATCTTTTCCAGTGGAATGGAGGAAAGTAAAATGAATAAAAACTGCATTTTCAAATTGCAGGTTAGCAACAGTTTCAAATTGTATAAAACCTGCAACTTAAACTGCAAATAACCAACAACTTAAGTTGCAGGTTATCAACAGAGAAAAATAAATAAAATAAAAGAAAAAATAAGAAAAAGAAATAAAAAGAAAGAGAGCCAGGCTCCCTTTCAATCTTTTGGATATGGGATAAAATCGTAATGAACCTTAGAGTTGTCTCGTAATTTCAAATACCCAAATTGAATAAGACTTTTCAAAGCGTTTTCATAAACAGTTCTACCTATTCCTAAGGTATTGGTCATTTCCTCTTGACTTAATCCTACCGTATATCCGTCTTCATTTTTGAAAAAATATTCCCAAAGAAGAGCACTAGCCAAATTGCCCGTTCTCTTAGCTACCGCGCAGACATCACTCCAATAAGCCACAATCATTGAGCCTCCCGCGCCAACTAATTTTCCATTAGTAAACTCTTTATGGGTTGTTATTCTTTTTTGATTAGGAAAAAATTTCCCATTTTGATTTTGATTGGACATTCGACTTACCTCCGCTCCTTAGAGTACTTCTCCATTTCTTGTCGAAGTTCTGGTGTATCTTCAAATATCCAATTCACAAATTTTGGATGGGCGACATCTGGAACTACACGAATAAATTCAATACCATTCTCTGTTATTCTTTCTGCCAAACGCCGGCTGTATATGCGAATTGTTTTCATCAATTATCCTCCTGCTGATTGAAAAAATTATCAATTAGTTCTCTCAAAAAATCACTAATCGTAACTCCCTTTTCTCTACAATAACTCCGAAGCTTATAATCCATCTTATCATCAAGATAGGTCTTTATCATATTATCATATTTAATTTTCATTTTCTCACCTCCCAATTATAAGTAAGCTTATTCAGCCCGATGTCCTATAATTTGGTACCTTTTGTCCTAAAAGAAAAGACAGGACTTACGCCCTGTCCTCTCTCTACTGAATACTACCCGTCACATCCACGCCATTCAAACTTACATAAATCAAAGTTCCAGTAGCATCACAAATTCCAACTACTGCATCCATACCAACGGCCTCTTTACAAGCAACACTCAAATCGTTATATCCCTCATCTAGTCCAATAAGATAAATTGCTTCAGTGGTTAGCCCAGGTTCGAGAATTACTACTTGATATCTACCATCAGCAATCTCAGTTAGAACTCGATTTCCATAAGTCTCTTCTAGAAGCTCGTCGCACTTCTGTACCATTACAGTGGTAGTATCTGTCTCAATAGGCGGAGCGACTTCGGTAGTTTTCTTTGACCCGCAACCTACCATTACTACAATCATCATAAGTGTCAGGACCATACTAACAATCTTCTTCATATCTTCGAATCCTTTCAAATATTTTTTAGTCCATAAATCTCGATAAACTTTCCATTCTTCATCTCGGTATACCAATACTGGTCGCTATGGTAAAAAATTCTAACTCTAATAGGCGCTCCATCATTATCAAAAAGTTCCTTGGAAATTACCAGACGCCCATATCTCAAAAGGTCTCTTCCAATTTCTTCCATCTTAGACCTCTCCAAATGCACTTGCCTCTGTGAGTTCATCTACCGTCTTTAGAAGAACTCCATTCATTTGCCGGTGATGTTCAGTCGCCTTTAGAAGACTTTTAATGGTTGCCTGCAAAGTGCGTAGCTGGCGGGCTCCCTCAAGCAGAATAGTATTACACTCCTCCAATGATCCACCGCAAGGACAAAACTGACACTCATTTCTATTCGCACAATATTCCAAAGTATCACAAATCAGCTTAGTATTCATCTATCTTACTTCTCCTTATTCAACCAATAAACTGTTTTCCCATGCTCGTTCTTTGAGGAGCCTGCCTGACCTCTTGCAACCATTGCACGCATTGTACCCGAAACCTGAGCTGGGGTCATTTTGAATTGATACATCTGCATCGCCATTCCAGCGATTTGTTCCGCTGTCTGGCAACTAAGTCTTTCCAAAACACCAACAATAACTTCTTGCTTAGTCATTCGTATATTTTCTCCTCAAAAATCGAATTTCCTTGTCAACCATTTCATCAATAGAATCGACACCAAGGTCATTACAATAATCTTCATAACTCTGGCCATACCAGCTCCAATTATCTACTCCGCCCCGCTCAAGAGCACAATAGCAAGCAGCCTCAAATACAATACCCTTGAAATAGTCAGTATTGAAAAATTCTTGAAGAGTCATCAAATATCCTCCTGGTCACAACCATAGCCCTTAAAATACCCGTCCTCAATCAATTCATCCTCATAATTTTCATAGAGCGCGATAGTCATATTCAGAATGTCATTACCATAATACTTCTCAACAACCTGCGCGCCCTCTGCGAAAGTTGAACCATTCGCCCAACCTTTATAAGTACGCTCCTTTTTTTCATCATCATCCCAATAGACTACCTTATAACGAACCATATAATTTTCTCCTTTCTTAATAAACCATCTCAGCAGGTACGTAGCCCTCTTTGAGAATTGTTCCCATTGCCTTATAATGCATAAGGCCCGACTTGCCCTTGCTCTTCACCACAAGACCCTTATCAACTAGCTCGTTCAAAATTCGAGCCATCTTTTGAGGAGTAACTTCAACTAAATCCAAATTTCCTTGTTGGATTTCTTTGCTTGTCATATCTCTCTGTGCTTCCGCCAACACAATCATTGCTTCTGTGGTCCAGCGCTGAGTTAGCTCTTTGCTATATTTAGAACGAGTATAAGACATTACTGACGAGCCTCCTTTACCCCACAACAATAAAGCTCTACTACTTCACAAACTTTATATCTAATAAATGTAGAAATCTCATCATTGATTTCGTCTCCCGACCAACCATCACACGCTCCCAGTTCAGCTATGTGTTCTACTCCAGCATCTACTGCATCATCGTGACTTTCAAAAACCTCGACTACATTCAGACCTTTATATCGAAGCACAAATACCTGTCTCATACTCAAATCCCCTTTCTTATTTTCTATATATATTATATCCTATATTTAGAAAATTTTCAAGTTCTCTTTTGAAAATACTGTTCAAAATCTTCCTGAGAAGCATCAGAATAGTTTAGTGGACAGGAATTTTTCCATTGAAACTCTTCCGAAGTCATAAGCTCACTTTCTTTTGCCTTAAAGAAAACTCCGCTCCGATTTTCTCTACCAGTCATTTGGGAGAACAAATGAAAAGCATTATCATAGTAGTCATGAGGGTCCACAGCATAAAAGGTCAGCTTATACACCTTAGCCATTACTCATTATCCTCCCATACAAGCTCTTTCTTCGCTAGCGCGGGGTCGGCATAGTCAAATTCCAGGCAATAAATACCAAGAGCCTTTTCATCACACCAAAACTTCATTACATACCCAGCGCGCGTCAGAATTTTTATTAGAGAGGTAATGTCCTCCCACATTTCTTTTTCAGATTCATATTCAGTCTTATCAAAAGTTATTTCACTCATTGCGTCCTCCGCACTTTCCACAGACCTGAGTCCCTTCTGGAACAGGAGTCCCGCAAGCTACATAGGTATCGACATTACTGATTCGCTTCATCTCACAACCGATGAAATCAACTTTGCTACTCCAGTAGCAACAATCCCTCAGCAGGCAATTATCACAAATCATTATAAGTCTCCTTTCTCATTTTCTATATATATTATATCAAAAATTTAGAAAAATTTCAAATAAAAAACTCCCCAGGTTTTAAACCTGGGGAGAAGATTTTATTCTAGAATTTCATTTACACGGTCCTGAACAGCGTCATAATCATATCCAGCATTTTCAAGAGCCTTACGACGAGCAGAGCCATTACCCCAGTCTCCACGAATTACCTCTCTGGCCAATTCGTCAATTGACTTCTTAGGAGTAGAAGGCGCACCCTCTAAAATTTCATTTACACGGTCCTGTACGGCATCATAGTCATAGCCAGCGCGCTCTAAACGGACGCGACGGTCGGAACCATTGCCCCATTCACCACGAATTACCTCTCTGGCTAATTCATCCACAGACTTCTTAGAAGGAGCGGGAGTAGGTACCACTTCAGGAGCCTTACCATCATCAAAACTAATCCCAAAGTAATCACAAATACCATGAGCAATCGTCTCACCAATCAAAGTTGTGTTCTCAACAATCCACTTTGCTGTATTCGCATTATCATGGAACTCACACTCACAATAGGCGGTAGGAGCAGAAGGAACTCTTACTTCATAAAGAGAAGCATCTGCGCGGATGCTCTCACTATTACCAGGCGTCACAGGCGCGAGTCGAGCAAAAATAGCCTTACAGGCTTTGTGGCCCTTACCACCATCGGCGTAGTAGAACATACGAGTTCCGCTTACGGAGCCATTGAAGGCATTAGTATGGATAGGCACATGAAGGTCGGCACCAAAAGCATTAGACTTCTGGCATTTCTCCTGCATTGACTCATCGTGCATTAGCATAACGTCAATACCATTACGGATTAGGGCCGCCTTACAAGCCTCCGCAATCTTACCACACTGAACAGCCTCGGTGGTGTTGCCATAGGCATAATGATTATCATACTGGTTTGAGGGGCTTAGAAATACTTTTTTAGACATTTTGAGTCCTCCTTTTTATTTGAAGTTAATTATCAATTTTGATTTATTATTTGCAATAGCTATATCTGTGCTGTTACATTCCAAGAACTATATTTCCATCCGCTTTTGTAGATGAATGGAATCCCATATAAAAACTTACTTCCGTTATAAATCCTAGCTAATTCGGTATGCTTAGTTGAAACTTGTGTTTGACTAGCCGAAGTTCCTACTCGAAATTCACACTTATTAGTTGTTGCTTTTCCACCTGTTGAGTCATTAACAATACAATAAGCATAGGTATTGTCATAAGCACTATGGGAAAGTGTTCCTGTCAAACTCTTAGAGGTTCCAACAATTGTAGTTCCTTTATACCATTTGTAGGTATATCCAGTTCCTCCTGAAGGATTACAAGTTAGCGTAAAGCTGTCTCCATCATAACCAGCTATGAATTCTGGAATAGGCTGAACAGATATAATATTTACGCTTGGAGGAGGTGGGGCAATTTGAGGGAAGGTTATTGTTCCTGATACTGAAAGAGAATATGGAGTATAAGTAGTCTCATTATTAGAACACCACATAGCTGATACTCTAAGAGAAGTAGCAGAAGTATCGGTTACTTTTACAGTTTTACTTCCAATGGTGTACCAACCAGCTGAGCCAAAATTATATGTTTGATAAACTTTTTCTCCTTGAATAACATAATAAGCACTATTGGTATCTCCATTGTAAGAGTATCCTGTTGCATCATATACTTTTAGGGTCAAAGTAATTGTAGTAGCTGAGGCTGATTGACTATATGAATATTCAAGCCTTGCATACCAATTTTTTGAGGATTTTGGACCATCAAAATAAGCCATTTACTCACCCCTTACGCAGTTCTCTTCCAAATATATATACTTAGATAAGGAGGCATATTGTTGTGGGATTTTCCTCCACCAGTAGTACCGGTCAAAGAGTTGCGGCTGATATCAAACGCTGCTGTGGAATAGGGATAATATCTTCCACTACCACTCTGAACGCCCATATCACCCACTTCGAACGCCTTCTTACTATTGGTGATAAAGCCGTAGTACCCCGCCTCGTTGGCCGGGTTGTGAGCGTGGGCGGGCAGTTCATTCTCCGTCAGGGTATGACTGGCTTCGCCGCCTTGACTCCCCGCAGGATAACTACTACTCATTCCAAGTAAGAATTTGCCTTGAATCTGCTCCCAAGTTCCTCCAAAGAGCGTCCCAGGATTTGTACTATTTACATTCATATAAATAGAACCGATTGGGTAGACATTATCCAACACAAAATTGGTTTCGCCTGTCTGAAAGAATAATTGGTTGGTTACTGGACTACTGGGTAAAGTAGCACCATAATCTGCCCCCGAAGTGAGCTTGATGCCCTTCGTAGTCAGTGCACCTGTCATAGTCCCACCGGAGAGAGATAACTTCTTTCCTAATTCAGCATTTATAACTTTATTTTGAACGGGATTAGTTGATGAAGCAGACAGCTCGCCGTCTACTATTGTTTTATTTGCCCCAGTGGCAATCCCATCTAACTTTGTTTTATCTGAGGCACTCATAAGACCGGCAGTTGAAGTGGAGGCAACTCCTGGAACTATATCTTTCAGGTTCTTGATTTGAGTAGTGCCATCTCCCGCGCGTAAATTAGGAGGATTGTTTCCATCTCTAACAATTAGAAGTTCTCCATCTTTTAGGGTTTCTGTACTACTATTAGCTATTACTTTCGTAGTTCGCTTTGATTGAATAGAACTATTCACTGTCAAAATTTCCTCATATGCCATTATCTTACCTCCATAAGTAGTATTTTCCATCACTACTATTATAGATAATGGGGGTTTGTTTTGTTGTAGGGACGGAGGTTACGGTTGACATAATTTTGTCTTGTTTTAGGGCTATTTCTCCTCTAATTAAAGAGATAAGAGTTTTGAGAGAGTTCTCTCCTAAAATTTTCATTTTTCTTCTCTCCTATTTATAAAATACTAAAATAATCATTTTTTATTGTTTGAAGAATTTTTTAACTTTATTTGGTAATGAATTACTCAGTATCTGGGTGCTGCTCTCAATCAGTATAATCGTAAACGATGGTGGCATTGCTCGCACCCCAAGGAGCATTTGCTACTTGCCCCTGCGACCACGGGACATAGATGGTAGACAGTTTTGTGCACCTGGAAAATACTCCATTTGGGATCGAGGATACCGTGCTCGTAAATTTGACCGTTTCTAACCCAGTACAATTTGCAAATGCAAAATCTCCGAGTGATGTAATTCCGGGTGGGAGACTTGTTAATTGGAGCTTTGGGCAACGATAAAAACCATTATCACCAATTGCAATTACATTGTCTGGCATATCTACTGATGTCAATTCCGCCAAATAAGCGAATGCATACTCTGGAACAATGGTTCCTCGAAATTTAGCAGTAAACACTCTACCAGAACTGTCGAGGGACGTATACTCTATATAAGGGCCTGTCGGCGAACCTCCGTCGCCAACCACGTTTACTGTTACATCCACTTTGCTTAGCGCATCATAGCTGGTGTCCGGAGTGACAGTGGTGATACCATTAGAGGTAATAGTAAGAGCTTTTTCTTGAAGATTTATATTACCTCCTGTTTCTATCGCTTCAATCTTCTGAGGAATTTCAGTTATTTTCATTCTACCAGTAGTTCCAGTTTTACTTCTAACTGAATCAGCAATAGCAATCAAATCACTTTTTTCACATAAAACTTTACTCATAGCGTGACGTCCTCAGATAGTTCAACGCTACTACTTCCATATAAGGTACTAATTTCTTCAGAAGTAAATTCTTTATCTGTAAATTCTAGCTGAGAAAGTAAAGTCGTTCCATCCCCAATTTTAAACTGTAAAGTATCATTATAAATAATGATTTCTCCCTTTAGAGGGACGAAATTTACCGCTTTTTTCCAGTTTTCAGAGGTATCATTTTTGTTCTGAATCCTGGTTTTTATTTCCTTATTCGCCATTCTTACCTCCTTATAGGCATAAAATAAACAGACTTCACCTAAACTGGCCTGAAGTCTGCTTCTTTCTAACCTATCATTTCAAGGCAATAAATACCGGCTATCGCTTTCAAACCAGTTGGGAATTATCTCCCTACTTTATTATATTATATCGTAAATTTTGTAAAATTTCAAGTTTTAAGATGTGGGGAGCCGAAACTCCCCACCTATACATTTACTCGTTAGCGTTTCCGCAATTTAGAATCAAAGTCTCAGTACCATTTATCAAAAGATCGGTAGAAATCTGGGAGATATTTACTGCTTTCTCAGTAATCTTCAAAGCAGTTCCGCCTACCTTAACACTTTCAATCTTATTGACCTGCGCGCCAGTTTCAATACCTTCAAGCTTAGTGCCTTCGGCATCACTCATTAGACGCTTACCAGTCTCCTTGGCAACATAGCCTTTGGCTACGTCAGCCGTCTTAGCATAAGGCTCAAGAGCGGTAGTTAGACCGGCTTTCTGAATAGCGCTATCGGCTTTATCAAGACTACCCTGTACCGCAGTAGCTAACTTAGCCTTAGTAATACTTCCATCAGTAATAGAAGCAGTTACCTTGTGGTCGGCGCTGACTGCGATTTTTACCATATCGGTAGAGCTAGAACCACTAGTCACATACTCAATCAAATTACTAACATTGATATAAACTTTATCATTAGTAGCATTCGCGAGAGTTAGGACCAGATAAGTGCCAGCGGTTTGACCAGCAGGATTAGTGACAACCGCACCAGACTTCACTACCATATCGGTAGGAATATCAATATTGACATCGAGGCCGGTAGCTTCCTGATGGACTGTATAGCGCTTTGCTAGACCTTCAACAGTAGAAGGAGTAACCGTTACGGTATAATCAGTTTGGGCAGGAATAGCACCAATCTTTTCATCGACATAACCAACTACCGTAGTGGCTTTTGAGCCTTCGGGAATGGAGCCAACTTTCTTAGAAAGAGCATCTACTGCACCCTGAGCATCAGTACCAGCTTTCTTAGCATTGGCGATAGCTGTGTCTTTGGCATTGGCATAACCTTGGGCCTCAGCCTTAGTGGCATAATTTTTCTTTTCGATTTCTGACACAGCTTCTGCTAAGGTGGCTTTTGTTCCAGCTAGCTCATAGGCAGACTTTACAGTTTGCTGATATCCTTCTTCACCAAGAATTTCGGTTTTAGCAGTAGAAATCTTTGTATCAGCATTAGTTCCAGCCGTAGTGATAGCTTCAGTCTTTGCAGTGGCAATCGCTTTAGAAACTTTACCAGTAGTATCTACCTTTGCTTCAAGGGCATCTACTCGCTTAGTAATACCAGAGTCGCCAGCAACAAGACCATCAGCGTAAGCCTTGGCATCAGTTAAAGTAGAAGAGGCCTTGTCATCAGCATAAACCTTGGCGCCTTTGATAGTATTAGAAGCTTTGGTATCAGCATCAGTTCCGACTAAAGCATCTTTAGCATTTCCAACATCTGTCATGGTAGCTACTTTATTAGTAGAACCATCATAAGCAGTATTGAATACTAGTTCATTTTGCTTGGCGTCTAGTGCAGTCTGTAGTCCGTCAATCTTGGAAATACCCAAGGTGGGTACATCGTCTGCAACTAGCTCGCGACGGCTAACCGTAATCTTACCGTCGGTCTCACTAACCGCGCTAACAAACTTTTTGGCGACGGCTTCATCAGGTACATCTAGGGTCTCAATCTTAGCTTGGGCACCGGCAATAGCCTCAGATTTAGCAGTAGCAGAAACACTATCAGCATATTTCTTTGCCCCAGCAATTGTGGAAGCAGAAGCTTCATCAGAATCAGCACCGACTAGTTCGGTCTTTACGGCGGTAGCATAGCTTTGAGCTGTATCATTCAAGGACTTTACAGTGGCATAAGCGCCATTCTGTAAACCATGAACAGCAACATCAGTACCATCTACAGAAATAGTACCATTAGTAGTACCTTCGGCAACACTTTGAACTGCACTGTCTGCTTTCTTTAGAGAAGCCTGAACAGCGGAGCTTAGCATTGCTAGGGTTAGAGAGCCATTTTTGACGGATGCAGAAACCTTATGAGTATCAGAAGTAACATTGATTTGGATGGCATCGTTTTCACCAGAACCACCCGTTACATACTCAATTAGGTCATCAACTTTGATGTAAAGTTTATCACTCGTAGCGTTGGCAAGAGTGAGAACAATATAAGTACCAGCCACGGTTACGCCAGTGGGTAGATTGCCAGTATTATATGTTTCTACAGAACCAGAACTCACAACCATATCCTTGGGGATATTGATTGCGGCACCAACGTTCGCTCCATCCTTGGTTAGATGATAAACCGCAGAGAAGCTCCCAGGATTCTTATCGGCAACAACAGAATACTCAGGATGGGTTACATCAGGAACCAAAACCTTGAGACCGTCGGCCTCAAGAGTAAGTGCATTGCCCTCACCCTTTGATACCTGAACGCCAACAGTGGGAGCAGTAGCAGTTCCACCAATTACCACAGAGACATCAGCAGCTTTAACACTACCAACTTTTCCATTGGCAACGGCAAGAACATCAGCAATTTCTTTATAAAGACCAGTAGCTTCGGTATCAGTACCTGCCTCAGCACCAACCTTAGAAATTAGGTCTGCAACTTGGCCTTGTAGCGTAGCGACATCATGCGCGAGGTCGCCAGAAGCAGTGGTTTGAGCTAACTTGATAAGCGTACCAGCCTCATTAGAAATCATGAAGGCTTCACACTTATTGTCAGCAACTAAGGTCAAAATTTGACCAACATAAGCAGTAGCACCAGATTTTGCATAAGCTTCTAGTTCAGTCTTACTATACCAAACAGCAGTTGTATCAAGTGGGATTGGATTACCTCTTTTGATATTGATAGGTAATGCCATATACCCGGAATCTGTTAAAATTTTTGCCATAAAATATCCTCCGATTATTGAAGAAGAAATTGACTAGTTTTTGGATTCAACATATCTAAAGTAATATATTTACGAGTATAAGGAATACGAATTAGTGGAATCTGTTTGTTTTTACAGTATTCATTCTTTTGATTGTCATTTTCTTGAACGATATCAAAATTATCGTGTCCACCAAAACGACCTGGTTTTCGAATTGTGTGCTGCTCTCCATCATATTCAATCAGACAAATTAGTTGTCCTTTCTCATAAATTCCAAAATCAAATTTTAGATGACCTTTCCTTTTTGAAACTAAATCGGGGAACGTCACTTGAGTTCTAAAAGAAATATTATTTTCTTCTAAAACTTTTTTTACTATTTCTTCTCCTTTGGAAATTTTTAAGCAGCCACAACTTTGAATACCAGCACAAGTAATTGAATAAGGATTTGCTGAATAAATTTCCCCACAATGAGGGCATTTTACTTTCCAATAATAAGCTCCACTGTTTCCTTTTCTGGAAAGGTCCTTTTCTATAAAAGTAAAACCATTTATTATATCCCCAGGAGAAATTGTAGATTGATTATTAACTATTTCTTTATTCAAACATCCACAACTTCGAGAATGTCCTCTTGATAAATCTGTTCTGGTTGAAACAACTTTATTTCCACATTCACATTCACATAACCAATAAGTTTGACCCTTCCTTCCATTAGTCGGCCAAACTCTTCTTTTCGCTGTCAATCTATCAAAAATTTTATCAGTTAGATTTTCAGCTTTACCCAATAGTATTTCTTCGTATTCTCTTCCTTTACAGTCAATTTCTTTCATAGTTCATTACCCAATAGTAATAGCGTATCTTTCTCCCTTATCAATAGAAGCGGGTTGATAAACATATACATCGTATGCTGTTCCCGCATATCCTTGGGCTCCTTCAACACTGACCGTTGAAGTTTGTTTAGCAAAAGAACTAGTAATATCTGCATTCATAGAGCTGGTTAGCAGTACCTTAGTAATCTTACGACCAGCAGGAACAGCTACCACTACTTTCACAGCATTATCTCCAGGTCCGAAAGTGGCTAGTGTCTTTGCTTTGGATTCTTCTTTATGAGCCAAAGCACGAATATTTGCAGAATTTAGAGCGACATCCTCAGTCATCGGGCCCCAGAACATATAACGGACGCCAATTAAGGCTTGACTAGAAGTGGCTGTTTTGGTGCCAGCTTTAATTTGACCATCTGCATAATCTGCCCCCTTATTCGTTTTAGGAATACTACCAGCAGAGTGAGCGATAGAAATACTAATCTTTTTGGTTCCATCTGCTACAATATTTTCAAATGTACCAGTTGCACCTGTTAGAGTCTTTCCGTCGCAAGTAGCTGTATAAGTTGTAGCACTAACTCCTGTAGGAGTAGGGCCATAAGAATAAGCCCCAGTATTCAAAGAGGCACTATAAGTTAGGTTCTTTTTTGTACCTATTTCAAAAGTACCACTATTGGCCGTAATACTAACTGAAGCACTAGGTTGAGTAGTGGTGGGATTTCTAGACTGAGAGAAAGCATCATCAATTAGACTATAAACACTCTGACCGGTGGATGGAACTTTAACAGAACCAGATGCATCGGGCTTATAACGACCAAATGCTTCCGTCAATTTTAGGTCTTTATCAAAATAAACATTCTCCGCAGAATAATTACCATCCATAGCTTTGAAACCAGTACCATCATGGATATAAGCAGTATAAGATTGTTTACCTTCTACAAAAGTTCTTACTACAACTGCCATATCTCCCTTCTTAGGATTAGTAATGACGCGTGCCAGTGCTTGGGCATCAGTCTCTCCCTCATTAGGAGTTACTTCTGTAAAAGCACTACGATTATTGTCAATAATTCCCTTGATGGTATCCTCATCTACACCAGAATACTTCAAAGTTTTCCAGTTATCAGTACCATTACCAATTTTTGTTTTTCCAGTATCAATTTCAACACCCATTTCACCTTTTAGCAAAACTGGATTAGCACTAGTCCAATTTTCAGCCGTATCGTTGCGAAGTTGGATGCGGATGTTTAGAGTTGCCATAAACTCATTTATCCTCCTTTTCTAAAATTACGCCCCTCCTCCTGAGATAACCACATCACCTGTCTCTTCAGTATATAGCTTCTCAAAAGAAATCGGATTGACTTCCATTGTTCCATCTTCAAGAATTTTTATCTTATTAGGTTCATTAGAACTTTTTACTCCACCAACAGTAGTTTCTGTTCCAATACCTCCTGAACCCGTGCCACCTTTTTCAAGAGCCGTAATTCTTTTATCTAAATATTCCCAAGATAAGACCTGAGATTCTTCATATAAATAGTCATCAGGTTTCTCTTTTTCAAGGACTTTTAATTCTTCTCTATTTACAGTTCTATTTCCTTTTTCATCTGTTATAAAATGATAAATCTGAATAAAGCCGGCTTTTTGTAACAGCAAGTTAGGAACCATTGCGACCACGGTTGTGTCAATCTCTTTTGCTATTACTACTAATGATTTTTTATCCTTCCGATGAGCAAAATGGACTTCGTCACCTACGTTTGCTTTTGGTAGAACAACATAGATATTGCTATCCCATTGGAATGCGTAGGTGCGTTCATCAAGTAATCGCATATAAAATTCCTCCTTACTCATTCCTCAAATTATAAGTAAAAACTATTCAACCTCTTTTCAAGATTTTAGAAAAGAAACTTTCTTCCCCTCACTTTTTAGTGAAAACTTGAAAAAGTCGAATTTTCTGCTATAATAAATATATAAAGAATTTATAAAGAGCGAGGAATTATTTATGACCAAAGAGAATTTTTCAGAACTTATCAATGCAGTAAGAAATCATAGTGAGTATATTTGTAATTTATATAAAGACTATGGTATTGATTTTGTAAATAGTCCTATTATGGAAATTGAAAGTGAGATTACAAAATATCTGAAGGCCCAGTTTGATGATAAGTGTGATTGGATTAGTTACTGGATGTGGGAACTAAACTTTGGAGAAAAATGGAAGCCAGGCACTGTAACAGAAAATGGGAATGATATTCCTCTAAAAACAATAGATGACCTTTGGAATCTTCTGACAAAGTAAAAAAAATAGACCCTACACTTCTAAGGTGTAGGGTCTTTTCTTATGGCTTTGAAAAGTAATGGTCGCCAACTTTTGCAACTGGAGTTCCAAAATCATGATATTGACCGGTTCTAAACCAACAAATATCAGGAATTCTCCCTCCATTCAATACATAATAAATAACCTCATATTGTGTCGCTGTTGGTTCAGCGTCATCAACATATGGTGCAGGCTCAAAAGCATTTATATTATGTGCGCTATCCCAAATTGAGGTATTGTTTCTTTCACAATAATTTAGAATAGCAGAACAAGTATATACCTGCCCTTCCCAAGATTGATTTCCTGCTTCACACCATAGAAGTTTTGCTAGAATTTCTTCTTCCTCAAAATAAACTATTTTAGTTTGAAGTTCTTCTTCTAAGGCGCGATTGCGTTCCTCAAGTTCTTGGATTTGTTGCTCTTTACTAGTATTCTCTGCTGACAAGTTAGAATTTTCTCTTTCAATAGCATCAATTTTTGTAATAAAAAAATTAGCCTGGGCAATAAAACCCAGGCAGATAAATGAGATAATTGCCAACAGGAGAACTAAGTTTTTACGTGTCATAAGACTTATCCTCCTTCAGTTTTATCTTTTACTTCAATTTCTCAACCCACTTTTTTGCAGACCAATCTTTGGTCATATCTTCCCAAGTCTTATCACTAAAACAAAACTGGCGAATTACTGGATTAGAAATTTTATTTACAGTAGAGGCGAACTCCTTTCGGGAGGTAAAATGGAACTGGGACTGGAGAAGAGAGCGAAGGAGTTCAGCCTCTGCTTGTAAAGTAGATTTTCTCTTCTGAAGTTCCTGTAATTTGGGAAGATATTCACTTGCGTAGCAAGAAAACTCTTCAATTTCTCCTTTTAGGATTACTTCCATTAGGCGCTCTTCTGTAATTACGTTATTATTTCTCATATAATGAGCCATAATATATGCAGGAGACTTTACTTTTACCCGATTGAAATTAGAATCCCTTACCACATATCCCTCTTTATTCCATGGTAATTTTTCAGCCATTTCAATTACATTTTCAAATTTATTACAATGGAAAATTTTAGGAGTTCTTAATTTAGGAAAATCTTCAGGAAAATAATACTCGCAATAAGGTTCAGCCATAAGCCTCTGACCCAAATAGAAAATTTCTGTTGAGTCGTAAGGGATAACTACTCGAGTATATGGCGAAACCATTTCAAACATATAGGTAAAATTAGGAATTAGTTTAGAGGTAAATTCTTTAAGATTATGGTAGCCCGCCCCGAGTAGAGCCAACTCAAAAACTTCTCCAAAGGTTTTAATTATAGCATTACCAGTCGGTGCAGAATATGCATCGATACCAGAATTGGTAACTAGATACCATTCGCCTTCCCAGTAGAAAAGACGCATCAGCGACCCGTCTATTTTCTCCATAATTCGCGCGGTAGTCCAATCAATTGCAGAGGCATTAGGCTCCCCATAGTTGAAAAACTTATCAAATGCTCTAGATACACACTCCCAAGTTTCTTCCACAAAGACTGCTCCTCTGGCTTCGCGGACAATTGGATTAGAAAAATCAGACTGAATTTGGTTATACTTGAAACTTACGAAACCTTTCCACTTGTTCCATTTTAGGCAATAAGGCTCTCTATCCAAGATTTCCTCCCAATCGTCTTTATGCTCCATTAGAAACTTTTGAAGTTCCATTTTAGCCTCCTTTCTACGCCTGCCAAAATTCACATTCTTGTTCTTTCAGTGTCTCTAGATGCTCCTCATTATTTATGTCAAAAGGCTCTATATTATAGATAATATCACTTTCAATAGAGTCGGCATACAAGTCATCAATATAATTTTCTTCTGCTTGAGACATTTCCCCTATAGTAAAACCCTCATCTTCGGCAACCTCTTCCCAAGTTTTAACTCCATGAAGTCCCTCATAGCTATCCCTATCTTCTACAGCACTATCATAACAAAACTTTAGCGCGCTCTGAGCATCTCTTGCCTCAATAGCAATGTTATAAATAGAATTAGTTGCACTACAGCCATAAGTTCCAAAAAATTTCATTTAGTCCTCTCCTCTCACACTTCCAAGCATATCACATTCATTTAAAAGCTCTAAGGCTTCACGAGCACTTTTTGGAATTTCTTTTAAAACTTTACTTTTTCTTGAACCAAATTCCATATGAAGAGCAATAAGCAACAACGCCTGTTCAAAAGCTAGTTTGAGACTTCCACTTGTAACAAAATCATAGGAGGTCATAAAAAGATAGGCTCCATAGTTCTCATGTCCATAGTAATGAGCTTTATCAGTAGTCTTCTTTTTGCTTCTATCATAAAAAGTCTTAGTATAGAATTTTCCAATATCATGATATCGTGATGCAAGAAGCAAATAATATTCATTAGTACGCAAAGACATCTCCATTAAAGTTCTATTAAGATGTTCTTGTACGCTCTCTGTATGCCATGGTGTGCAGTCATGTGGCATAACTGCTTTTGGAAAATAATCAATTAGCTTTTTATAATCTGAGGCAGAAAAATTGGGATTGTTATAAATCATAATACTATCCCAGCCTTCATAATCTAAAGGAATTTGAAATTGAGTAGCTTGTCGATGAATAACCTTTTTCCCAACTTTTCTACTTCTGTTTTGGTCTCTTTTAATACAAATTTCAATTGGAGTTGCAACAATCATGCAAATTTTTTCACAAGTGATATCTGAAAGAGTATGAAGAAAGCTAATTCTTTTATTTCTGTTTAAATTCGTAGCATCATAAATACAAACTTCATTTTTCCTTAAAGCTTTTTTAACTCGTTTATGAAGCTCATTGAAAACTTCTCCATTATGAGTTTGATCGTTTTCATTTCCAAAAAGTTCTTCTCGAATTTTGTCAGAAGAAAAAACTTTTCCACCAGACAGCTTAGCATATTCTTCTGCCAAAGTGCTTTTTCCAGAACCAGAAAGTCCCATCAACATAAGAAGTAGTCCCATTATTTTGTATTCATCTCCTTTCTTATAACCAATAAATGTTTACATCTCTTTCCATCTGTGCAACCTGCTCGATGAGGATTCGTACATTTTTCATGTACTTGGCGCCGACCGAGCTTGCGGTTGTGAAGAAGACAATAACCTTCCTCACTTCTCTTCAGCCAAACCATTCTCTTTCAGAACCTCACGCATCCACTCATTATACCATCCACGATTCTTAAAATATCTCTTCATAAAACACATTGCAATTCCCTTTTCCGCGTCAAAAGAGTCTCCCGGCTGGCATTTTACAATTGTCTTTGTCCCATCTCTCCAAAGAGCAACAGTCGTACCTTTTTCCTTATTGATAACAAACTTCGCCTCTACCTTAGGACGAGGAGGAGCAGTAATAATTTCGGCAGTAGTAATCTCACGAATAATACCGCCAAAATTAGGCCGAGTAGGAACAATAGAACAAACCTTTACAGGACTAGCATAGGTTGTAATCCCATCGGCAACAATCTTATAGGTCGCGTCCTTAATGAGATTCAACTTAGTCTTATAGACATAATTCTTCTCCGTACCACTAAACTTAACATAGATATAATTCATTTTTTTATTCTCCTTTCTTATCAAAAACCGCTATAATCAAAAATAACCGGTGCATCATTCAAGTATCCAAAATTTCCTTTATGAAGGTCGTTGATATCATTTTCATAAATAAAATCAAAAAGTTTTCGATTTTCTCCAATAATGGCCTCAACTACTTCATAATCATCCATATCATTTTCAACATAACTGCTGATTCTATCAGCATAATCTTCATCAGTCTCTTCCTCTTCCTGGGGGTTGTTGCTATATGCAAAATTCCAACATTCACTAGTAATTGTTGAATCTTCTTTATCTACTTGTCTTTGAAGATAAATTGGAATTTCATCAATTACTCCATAGAAATAGCAAGGAGCAAAAAAGTTAGTGAGATGAGCCTTGTGAGCCAGAGCATAATTTTCTGCTTCAAGATGGCAATAATTGATTTGAGTCTTATAAGGAATCTTTATAACCCAACCATCATCCCCAAACTTCACTACAATTTTTGTGCATCCATTCGACACTTTCAGATTAGTATTTTTGGAAAGTTCCAAACACCAAACACTGAAACGATTACTATTTTGCTTATAGGTGTCTTTGAAGAAATCGGTAATTCCCCATTCATTTAGAACTCGCGCTACCTCATGAATAGTTTGACGAGAGGGAAAATCCATTTTATTTACTCCTTTCTCACTTTCTATATATATTATATTATAAATATAAGAAAATTTCAAATTATAAAGAGAAAAGACTCGTCCGAAGACGAGCCTTATCTTATACATATTCTTTTAATATATCCTGTAATCCACCTAAGAAGCGAAATTCTATTTTAGTTTCATCTAAAGCATATTCTTTTTGTTTTCTCCAAGCGCTCTCAGGGTCATTTTTATCTGGAGTATAAGCTTTTTGTTCCGCCATCGTTGGAAAAAGAATTTTAGGAGTATGAAATTTTACCTGAGCAATCTTTTTTGGATTCATGATTCCATACTGAATACTATCTGCCAAAAGAGAGATAAAAAAGGAAAGAGGAATCATTACTCCATTCATATCCATCATGTGAATTGATCTTGTACCAACATCTCTTTGAATTTTCCCAATTGTTTGATGGTCATCAAATAAAAAGTAAGCTATTTGTTTAGCAAACATCTGAGACAAAACTTCTTCATCAATCAAGCCATTTTCCTTAGCTAGTGCGCCTTCTCCTAACTGCAAGGCCATACCGACCAAGGTTCTAGCATTTTTGACTATTGGGGTAAGTACATCTAATGTAGTGCGTGCGCTTATATTCTTCGCGCCATAACCGCCAAAATAAGTTTCAAACTTTTTATTTAGTGTATAGTTTTTATCTGTCGTATAAATAAGAAATCCATCTCTCAAATTACTAAGCTTTTCTCCCAATTCATTAAAGGCTTCTATATGATTTTTCATACCTGAACTTCGAGCTTTTTCCAAAGTTTCTTCTATTAGAGTGGGATCTATTCCAATACTCATTATATTATCTGCTGAAATTGAAGTCGCGCCATATGAGCCAGGGTGAAAATTCTCAACTCGTATATTTTTACTTTTTGCTAATTCTCTTCCAATTTCTCCTTGTATAGTATCAACTAAATGCTCAAAAAAGATACCAGCCTGCTGAGACCCTTTATTATTCCATGAATTTTCAATCTCTGAACGGCTCAAACCATTCTTTAGCTTTTTGAAATCATCACCAGTTAGCCGACTTACTATATATTCTTTGACCTTATCAAGATTATATGCTTTATACACTTTTTGAGCAAGACTTCCTGCTGTTTGCAAATCTCTAATTTTAGTCAAAAAAAGATTATAAGCATTTTGCATCTCTTCAGGCATTGACTTCAACTCATTTTTAGCCGAAAACATCAACTCTAAGCTTCGAACAATAATATCTGACATATTATCATCAATAACTTTTCCGATATATTTCCCCGTTTCTTGCGGTTTGCTCAAATCAATATGCTGAGCTATGTCTTCCGCCATATGGGGCCACTTTTCATCCCAAACTTTACTAAAGTAGGTAGCAAAAAAACTAAAGACCCCTTTAGCACCATTAGAATTCTTTATAAGAAACAAATTTCTTTCATAAACTTCTTTTAGATTCAGGCAGCTATTATAAGTATCTATTAGTGATTTTACTTGAGTCTTGTCATCCCAATCAACAACAACATTTACCTTGAATACCGTATTTAGTAATCGCTGTTCTTTTTGAGCTTCACTTTTCGCCATTCGACGAAGTACTCCTACTGATTGCTGAGCTCCTATATAACTAGCTCCTACTGACTGGACTCCATCTGTAATAGCTTTTATCAAATTCCTATTTGCAACTGCTAATTGTGGGTTATCATCTATATCAGTCTCTAATCGTTTATAATAAACATAGCAATCAGCTAACGTTTTGTTTCTATCTAATACTTCTCTAAATTTACTTGGTGTAGCCATACTTCATCACCTAAAAAATTAGGGAGAGCCGAGGCCCTCCCCATATATTATAAACAGGAAAACTCCTGGTTAGTCTAATAAATCTGCCATGCGCGCGACCTCTGAGCGCTCAGACTTCTCTAATTTTACATATCCAAAATTTGAATTACCAGCTAATCTTTCAATCATGGTTTCAAGACCCTGACTTTTTTCAAAAGAACTTCGGTCTCTCTGCTTGACGTCTCCATCCATCCAAAGCTGAGAACCTTCATCAATACGGCCCATTATTAGTTGAATGTGCTCTTTTGTAAGATTTTCACTTTCCATAGAATAAAGAATAGAATTACGGATGCTACGCCCGCGAAGAAAGCCAAGAGGAATAACTTCAAGACGGCCCGTATCAATCAAAGTCTTTAGTCCTTCAATACCTCCACAGTGGTCAGCCAAAGGCATTACATATGGAAGAGTCTTTTCAAATTCTGTTTTGCTACCTAAATTTTCATCTAGGAATAGACCATATCTTATAATGTAGATTTAATCCACAAATATTTATCATACTTTCTTTTCAAGTACACAGAAGAATCATCATATAGCCACGACAATATTTTTATAACTTGTTGGCGTCCTCGCCAAGCACATCGACTTTTATTGGTCATTTTAGCTATTTTATTATGCTTTTCTTTACCTATCTGTTTATCAATAAAGAGTTGAAATTCCTCCACTGTTTCATAAAAATAACTAGTAAAATCACAACTCACTTCATTGGTATTTCCAGTAAAACTAATCCCGCCATCGCCATCAAATAAGCCTCTAATATAAGCTCGTTGAAAACGTTCTGGAATTTTTTCAAGATAAAGCTTATTTATAACATGGGTTTTATTTGGAACTATTCCATAATTTGCCAAATCTTCAAACATTTTTTGACTTGCAATTTCAATTCCACAGCATTCTTTTTTTTCTCTTTTATCATATTTTGTTTTAGTATCTATTTCCAACCATTTTTTTATTTTATCTATTATTTCTTCATCTAATAGTTGAATTGATAAACGGATTTGACAAGAATTTCCAACTTTTCGGACACTACCATCAGTAAATAAAAAACCTAGCAGCCAAGCTTTTTCTTCACTATCAATAACACTAAAAAAGTCATGTTTTAGATTTTTATTATAAGGTCTATAATCATAAACTATATTATTTTCTTCCATAATTCTTTTTATAATAGTTATATCTCGATTTATGGCTTTGGAAGCATCTTTATAGCTTTGATGATTTTCTATAATTGTTCTTACTATTTCAATTTCTTCTTTTGAAGGAATATACTTTCGTAAACCCAATTTTACTTCTATACCATGATTATATAGTACCTTTGATACGGTAGTTTGCTTATGATGAGTTTGTCGAGCTATTTCTTGTGTACTTAAATTTTTTTCAGTATATAACTGAACTATTCTATTTTGCTCTTGTAAAGATAACCTACAAGGCTTTAATATTTGTTTTTCATTCATACATTATTCCTCCACTTCGATAAAACATCTACTCTCTTTCGAGATGGTCGTTGAGCCTTCCCCTCATCAGGGCTTGGTTGCTGATTGTCCAATCTGTTTACTTTTTCAACCGTCACGCTTACCTATAATCTCAAGGTTACGCAGTGGTAAAACAGCTCTAAGGAGATTCCAGCAGTTCAAAGGATTTATTTTTATTTCCAGAGCCAGATTAAAACAACCCTGGAAGTGCACCAAGTGCATCTGTATCTCTTACTTGGATGTTATTTCGAATAAAAATGATTTTTTCGAATTTATTTTTTTGAAGGGCTTCCATCATTCCCTCAACCATAGTGAAGGTCTTGCCACTACCAAATGGGCCGGTTATAAGCTTGATTGGGACATCACTATGAATAAGGTCCATGGCACATCTCTGTTCAGGATTTCTAGGTTTCATTACCCCACAAAATTGGCTTTCAAAAATTGGATAAGAAATTCTTTCAAGCCAACCGTTTCTTTTCTTATAAAAATCAATAGGTTCATATTTATCATTTTCAAGAATCAAATATTGATTCTCTTTTAATCTATCTGCAAATTCGCTGGGATTTTCATAGAACCGCGCGAGGTCATCATTTTCTGGTAAAGAGAAGTAGTAAATTCCAGTATAACTCATTGTGCCTCCTTAGATTAGGTCATAAATAGAAGTAATAATTCCATCATAAACTTTTTTCTCTACGCACTTTTCAGCAGTTAAGTACCAATCACTTTTCATTTTTTCTTCTACTTCTTCTTTATCAAAAATAGTGCGTTCTATAATAATCTCTGAAAGTTGCTCAACCTGACGCCGATACTCGTCCATGAAAGCTCTTAGTTCTTCATATGAGCCTCCCGCTCCATTACAGCTACCTTTATGAAAAAGAACTGTCGAATTTTTTAGACCGTAGCGTTTATGACACGCCAATAGAATCATAGCAGAGGCACTATATGCCTGGCCCATATTTATTCCAATAATAGGAGTAGCCGAAAGTCGAATTAGGTCATAAAGAACTCCTAATACATCCAATGAACCCCCAGGAGAATGAATAAGAAGCTTAATGGGTTTTCTTTCTCCGATAGGAATATCCTTATCTTCCCGATTCCATTTCAGAATATAGTGAGCAAGATTTAGAGTGTATGCACTAATTTCATCACTAATCCAAAAGACTCTTTCATCCAAATCATGATAAAAGGCCAAAAGAGTTTCATCTGGCAATGAATAATTCGCACTTTCCGGAATCTGGACTAAGGGTAATACCATCTGCTCTTCGCATCTCTTCATAAAAAATATCCTCCCATAGGATAGATTTTCCTTTCTACTCAAAAGTAGATTTTTCTATCCTTTTTTCTACTAAGTTAGTCTTTATTTATAAAAAGAGGGTCGGCGCCGTATAGGTTCCGACCCATTAGTTATGAATTATTCGCCAAAACCAATAACGTTAAATAAACTACGAAAAGCACTACCAATATCATAATCTCCGTAATCCTTCCAATAATTTCTCAGTAGCTTATTATAAGCTTCTCTGGCTTCATCAATTTCTTGAAGGCGCTTTTCCTTCTCTGCCTTTAGCTTGGTTAGACGCTCAGCCTCTTCGGCTTCTTTCTTCTTTTGCTCGTCGAGCTTTTTCTTATAAGCACACTCAGCGCTGATAAGCTCTTCCTGAGTATCATAAATCTTCTTTAGTGTTTCAGAATAATACTTCATACTAAAAATCCCTTCTTTTATAAAATAAAAACTAAATAACTTGATTATAACTACAAGGCGGGCCTTCACCCTACCTCCATAATTTTCTGATATATTCAACCAATAGGGAGACAAGTCTGACCCATAGAGCCGTCGCTCTATAAGTTCTTGCCCCGATACAAAGTATCAATTCCTATACGAGATTGGCTACTCGCACCTTTCACTAACCATTCAGAAATTTCCTTAGTAATTTCTTTTTTACAAGAGTCCTTGCTTTTAGCTACTCGGACTTTGACCTCATTTTATAGGTATGTTTCCATACCATCACAGCAGACTATCTTATTGGTCTTTTCCAAGGTTTAGTATAGACGACCAATCTACACCCTTACTTGGATTCGGCTTACGCTTTTGACGCTTAGCTTTCTATTGCGATAGCAATGAGACAATGTTTTTATCAGCAATTATTTCAGCACCATTACCTCTAACAGCGGTTGGTTCAGCCTCCCGCAATCAGAAAATCTCACGACTCTCCGAAGCACATCTAAGCAAAGGTATCCCTCTGAGTAGAAATGCGTAGTACGCTCGAAAGCGAAGGTAGTGTCTCGGCCACATGGTCTTGTGTCTTCACCGAGGTGCCTTATTGTTATAATCAAGCTGTTTAGTTTTCAAAATACAATTATAGGATTACTTTCGTTTTTATTTAGTATACTCTCTGCAAATGACTATACCACATATCACCAAAAGTGCCGGTGGTAGTTTATCCTATAAATCCATCCTCTATGAGAGTCCACAGTTTATTTGGACTTGTGGAAGTCCATGGTTGCGGGCCGAGGGGATGCTCCTCGTCCTCAAGGTTTATGAGACCTGCGACTTAACTGTTTGTCCTGCCCGCGATATCTTTTTAACTTTATGTATATTATACATAAATTTTAGAAAAATTTCAAATTTTCAAACCTACACGAGCCGGCCTCACTCCTCCTCCAACCTTTTCTGTACCTCGGCTTGAAAATTGAAAGTAAGACCAGGTCTCTTACGGGAGCATGATTATAAGCATTATCCTACTTTTTGCTTATGTAAGCCTCGTTCTCTTTACGATTGTGGGTCAATCGTTTTAGTCGCTTTTCCATCGTCGGGTAGCTTGTTCAATAATTTTCACACGAGAACCCCAATAGGTGGCTTGGTGACGCTACTGGGGTTTGAACCCAGAAACCTCGCCGTGAAAGGGCGATAACTCTACCAATTCGTCCATAGCGCCATATATCTACTCACTCCTCATATTATCCTAACCAAAACCTACTTTACACCCGACGCTCTTGAGTTGGTCGCTGTAGCCACTGAGTAGAAAATCCGCACCTCAGTTTTGATTAGTGTAAATGTCCAGTTAGTTGGTCCTTGTCCCTTACCATGTCATTTACTGCGAGTGCCATCCCGCATTTGTCAGCAATTATAATAATAATGAGCAGTCCAAGGCGACCTATTATACGATAGCTCCACTTTCGTCTAATTTTTTGACACCGCGCCCTCAAAGAAATTAGAAAAGAGTCTTTCAAGCCACCAGCGAATAGATAGTCAATCTATTCTAACGACCAGATGACCGTGCCGAGAAAGCCTCAAATTCACACAGGATACTTTCCACTGTCTGTGAGTTAGCACCACTAACTAGGGGGAAGTTTTTCGATGACTCCCAACGCCAGTTCTACTTGTCGCCACCGGAAAGGACCCCATTTTCTTCGTAAATAGGAAGCGGAAAGTTTATTCGAACTTTCTAAATAGTCTCTTTTTGACTAAGGGCGAGACAACCCTTGGAGCAAGTAGTGGGAATCGAACCCACATCCTCAGTTTGGAAAACTGATATACTAACCTTTGTACGATACCTGCATCATAATCATATCTGTATAAATCATTGAGGCAAAGGTCTCTCACCTTTACGACTTACTCTGAATAATGTTCGCGACCACTACTCAATGACGGTGTGCTTTAAATTAGTATTATCTTTAATCCCGTCTAAGTAAGTTTTTCATCAAAGTTTTTCCTACAAGTTTTCTTTTTGGGCGACTAATAATGGGACTCGAACCCACGTTTCCGAGGTTGCCCCTCAGCGTCCTTCCTCTTAGACGAATTAGTCTAACTTGTAACTTCCTATCCAACAGGTTGTACGGTCCTTTATATGGATAGTTTGTACATGAAGTTTATAACCTTAATGGCTCTTTACTCACTACTCAATGTTCTATACAACTATTATTTAATGGTAGCGCCGGTGGAATTCGAATCCACACTGTACGAATTTTGAGTTCGTCGTCTCCTGCCTATTGGACTACGGCGCCATATTTTCAAAGCTAACAATTCTCTCTTCAACAAACCAGTCCCTTGTTCCATTTGATTCCTATGGTGATGACCCATATCTGGCGTGTTCTATACTGGTTTCCTTACCAGTTCAAGTTGCACTCTTGAGAAAGAATTTGGATTAATATCTGCGCATCAATATTAATCACTATTAAACTTCGTCCTCTGCGTTTTCACGGACTTGGAACCGTTTATCAATAGAAATTGATAAGTCGCATTACGAGCCTGATGGGAGAGGAATCTTCAAAAGAAAGGAATAAGTTTGAAGTTCCTCTCCCGACTTTCTATATATATATTATACTAAATATCTTGAAATTTTTCAAATTTTTGCTTATGCTTTTCTTTACGAGTATAAGTCTTTTTGGATTTTTGAGGGACACATTTTTTACGAATTGCAATCCATCCTTCGAGTTGGGAAGGAGCCATCTTTTTAGAGGAATCGGTATTGGAATTCATTTCTTACTCCTTTCTCAACTTTATATATATTATATATTATTTTTAGAAAACTTTCAAGTTTTCTTTTTGCTATTGGTCCAACAGGAACGACTTGAACGCTCGACCCCTTCATCCAGGTCAATCTTAGACTATTAAAGATCTTAAAACCTCCTCAATTTTATATTCATCAGCGATATGAATACCTTGTCTTTGTCCAGTTGAAGGATATTCATATCTCCAGCGAAAAGCAGAACCTGTAGCTTCTTCAATAGAAACTAAATAACCTTGTCCTTGAAAATAGGTATAAAAATAATCTATATCGTCTTTTGAATATTTACGACGAGTAGTTTTTTTCGTATTTGTAGTTTGACAAGAAGTAGATATATAAAATGCAGTTTCAGATACAGCGGTGTCTTTTGCCCAACAACTCGTTTTACACTGAATACGAATAAAACCCCCCTTCCCTAAATCAGCAACCACATCATATTTTGAGGCTTCATCTGTAGGAGTTAAGCTCCTAATGCCCATTTTTGTTAAATCTAAAATACAATATAGCTCTGTAAGGGTTCCTTTTTTTTGAGTTTCTTCTATCATTTAATCTAATCTTTAATAGAAATCTCTCGACCCAAATGAAGTGTTCTACCAACTGAACTACTGCTGGATATGGTGCGTCTTGCGAGATTTGAACTCGCGACCAATAGCTTATGGTGGAGAAGGCAAGATTCGAACTTGCATTCGCGTTTTCTTCCAATTGAATTACTTCCCCAAAGGCTACTGCTCTCCCGCTGAGCTAAAGACGCGTATGGCAGGGACGGTTGGGAATCGAACCCACCCAAGCGGTTTTGGAGACCGCCTCGCCAGCCTTGGAACATTCGCCCCTATATTGACAGGAGTAGATTGATAGGAATAGCTTGTCACCCATCCATGCTGACTGCTTGCCCATGTCTTTCAGCTTTGTATAGTTCATTTTGCACTATCAAGTCAACCATCTAATTCCAATGGATTTGTGGTAATGATAATAAGCGGAGCCGTGCATGACTCCATAAATACTTACCCCTAATTATCTCGATTGGCCTACTATATACTTTGGCTTAGGAAGAATTTATTGCACTACTTATTACCATTTGGTGCTCCCAGGTGGAGTCGAACCACCTACACGCAGATTTTCAGTCTACTGCTCTACCAGTTGAGCTACGGAAGCATATGGCGGGAGTAGAAGGGCTTGAACCTACGGCATCTTACTTAACAGGCAAGCGCTCTAACCAACTGAGCTATACTCCCAAATGGCGACCCATACCAGATTTGAACTGGTGTCCTCTTGCGTGACAGGCAAGCGTGATACTCTTCTTCACCAATGGGCCATATTATACTCACACTCTTTAAGATTCTCTGTGAGCTGAACTACGAGACGCTTACCGTTAGACGTACCCATGGATACATTGTCTATTAGTCTGATTATAGAGTAGTAATACATATAGAACTTTCTCACACTTACTCTCTGGCGCCGGCGGAACGATTCGAACGCTCGCGAGCTTTTACACCCCTCATGGTTTTCAAGACCATTCTCTTCAGCCACTTGAGTACGCCGGCATATTTATTTACTTCTGTTTTCGTAGCCGGCGCCGAACCTTACGGATAAGATTGGCATTTTCAACCGGATTAGTCATAAGACGAGCCAGACGATTTTCATAATGAAGCTTATCTCTCTGAATCATTTTTTATTCTCCTCTCAACTTTCTATATATATTATATATAATTTTTCTAACTTTTTCAAATTACATCTTGGTCTGTCGGGTCAGCAATCTCAACTCCCGCATAAACAGGAACATAATCTTCTGCAATGCTTGCTAAAAAATAACAAACAGAAATTTGAAAATGAAGGGTCTTTAATTCTTCTTTCTCCTCCTCAATTTGAGACTTATAATCCAAAATAGCAGAAATCTTCTCCTCCATCTCCTGTCCCTGGAAATTAGGAATAAGAGCAATCAAACTCTTCAATTCCTGGATATAATTCTTACTGCTATTGGCTCTACTTTCAAGGCAGGCGCCAATTTCACGAAGTTCATCAGCTTTATACTCACGAATCTTTTCATAAGGAGCATGGAATTCATCATAAAGATAGGTAGAACGAGAATAGTCTCTGATAGGAATAAACTTTCCATCTGACTTCAAAAAAATATTTAGATATTGAGACATTTTATATCTCCTTTCTTACTTTCTATAAAAAGTATATATTATTTTTATAGAAATTTCAAATTTTTTTAGTGGCAGGGAGTAAAGGTAACGCTCCTTTTTCTATCGGGTCAAAGCCGATTGTGTCCACTTGTCCACCAACTCCCTATATAAAATGTGGATAATACTTTTGTGTATTATCCAAGTTTTACTTTGTACTGTGTTTCTTACGGTCATATTCAGATTCAAAAATCAAATCATCAATATCCATAAACATTCCTCCTCTTTATAAAAGTAAATGGCGCAGAGCACAGCATTCGAAGCTGATACCTTTTAGTACGCATCGCTTAGCAGGCGAGCCTCAGACCTCCTGAGTTTACTCTGCATATCTTACGAGCAGTTTATACAGTGATGCTCAGCACTGTCCGTCTGGGTCCCAATATTAGAACCGTCTACAATTGAGTTTTTGCCACCCTAGTGGAGCTGATGGAGAATTTCGAAATCTCGACCTGCGCATTATTGTGGTAATTGTAAGATTTGAACTCACATTTCCTTATTAGGTGTCTTTCTTAGACGAAACTACCCAAGTGCGCCGCTCTGCCTCTGAGCTACACCAGCATAAAATGGTCCCCAACCTGTGAGTTGAACACAGGACCTCCCAATTATAAGTTGGGTGCTCTAACCAACTGAGCTAGTTGGGGATAAGGAAGATTTGGACGCATCCTCTTCTCCCAAAAGTTTACAAAGAGAACTTTCATCTTTCAGTATTTCTAAGTGAGTTCTCCTCTCAAACTTTACAAATATATAATACTTTATTTTAGAAAAAATTTCAAATTATTATTCTTCTAAAATTTTTGGATTCATGGTAATCTGATAAAGAAGCCATTCATTATAGTAGGGCATAGAACAAATATACTTCAAAAATTTTGAAGAAAGCCCTTGAAAGAAATTTCTCTGAGCTACATAAGAAAAACTGGCATTGGTCTTGGAAAGATATCTAAAACCACACCATTCATTATTATCATTTTCAAAAGAGACAACTTTATAAAGACTTTTGTCTTCCTCTGACCACTCATTCAATAATAGCTCTTTTATCACAAACCAGTCTTTTAAGCCAATTTCCTGGTTAAAAAGACAAAAGCTTTTATCTTTTAGTCCACTACAAAAAAGACAATAAGAACAATTTTCCAAATCGGTAGAAAAGTAAATCTCTTTACCAGTAGAAATATTGAAAACTCCTAAACTATTCTCTACCTTTCTACAAAAATAGACTCCATAACAATTTGAAATTTCATCACTATTGAAAACATTCTGACTATATTGTATCTTTGAGGAGTCATCAACCTCAGCACTACCCAGAACATTGGGAGAAGCATTGATATACTGACTATTCTCTACATTTATTGAAGAATAGACTCTCTTACTGTTTTTGATGTCTTTGCTAAAAGCTACATACTTTGACTTGGACACATTCTCACTGTCTCGAACCCTTGAACTAGAATCTATATAAAAACTTCTCAAAATTATAGAACTATTTACAATTTCAAAAACTTCTTCAAATTTTTCAACTTCAAGAGGCTCCATTCCTACACAAGTCCGCCAATCACTAAATAATTTTGAAAATAATGCCTTTTCTTTATTTGAAGAGTAGTTTTGAACCCATCCCATAGCGTCTATGAGTTCCATTGACTCTTTTGGAAAATCTATCTTTTCCAAAAAATTCTTATAAACTAAATAATTATCGACTCCTGCTAATTTATCAATAGAAAAAATCATTCACTTTCTCCTTTTTTCACAATTGTTCCATCCAGTTTCACTTCTAAATCATAAGGATGGTCATGCTCAAAAACGGCCATTTCAGCCCGTTTATTCAAAAGCTTTACAAACTGCTGAACTTCGGGAGTAAGACGAAAATAAGCTACGGGATACTTACTATTCTTCCCAACCAAGGTCGCGCCAAGTACATCTCTACAAAAACGAAGATATTGAGCATAAGTCAGACCTAAAAGGCGCGCTGGCATCAGATTGAAAGAACCATAAATCTTTCCCTCAAAAGGAAAATTCCCATGATTGAGATAAATAGCCTGATAAGTCTTCATATAAGGACTTTCCTCTAAGTAAAAATATTTCTTCATAGAGACATCTCCTTCCATAGTTCTTTTACTTCATCATATTCTGCCTCAGTCATATCCAAGAAAGAAGTCCAATCCTGCTTGCGAAAAATCTCAGGGACAAATTCGGGGAGGTCTCCACTAAACTTCTGTGTCTCTACCTTTTCAACAGGAGTATAATCCTTTATAATATATTTCTTTACGGTCGAAGCAGAGAATCCTGTTTCTCTCGCTACTCCAGCGTAAGTTTTTAGCTCCAAATACAAATTGTTAAATCTAATAATATCATCTGGCGAAACTCGCATATATTTCAACTCCTTTCATTTCTATAAAAATTATACCTCAAAAAATCTAAAAAATCAAATTTTTCTTATACCTTTATATAAAACGCGCGCACACGCCCGTAAATAACACAAATTTTCTCAAAAGTCAAATTAGTATATAATAAATTTGAATTTTTAGCTATTTTATTATATAATTATAATATAAAAAGTAAAAGGAGAAATATTATGGTAAATTTTCAAATGTATGATTTAGCTGTAAGCAGAACAGCTACAAACCTAATGTCCTATGCAAAACGACATGATAATAAAATCGAACTCAAAAATTTTGACCCCAGCAATCATACTCATATGTATATTTTTGAGGTCGCGCGCCTTGTAAGTAATATCAATAATAGTGAAGAGATTATTTTGGGAATGGGATTCTGGAAGCACTTATTTTCCCCTAAAGATGTTCGGCACACTAAGCGCGCGAGGAGTTTTTCCGAGGGAATCGACATCGAGAAGTTTCTAAATTTTACCTTTACGGAAATTGAAGCTACTCCGGATGAAATTTGGGAGGAGTATTACAAATGATTTATATTTATACTGACGGCGCTTGTTCTGGTAATCCTGGACCTGGTGGTTCGGCTTTTATTGCGGTAGAAGACAGTAAAGAAATTTATCGCTGGTCGATGCCGATTCCAGAAGCAACAAATAATATATGTGAGCTAATAGCTATTGTTGAAGCTTGTAGATGGGCTGAAGAAGTCTGCCCCTCTGACCAAATTACGATTCGAACTGATAGTGCTTATTGCCATAATTGCTATGTTCAAAAATGGTTTCGCAATTGGCAAAAGAATGGATGGAAAAATTCTAAAAAAGAGCCAGTCGCAAATAAAAAACTTTGGCAACAACTTATTCCTTTTTTTGAGGATGAACGGTTTTCTTTTGAAAAAGTAAAAGGACACACGGGCTCAAAAGATTGGAATGATGAGGTCGATAAGTTAGCCGTAGAAGCCCGAAAATCAATCTAAAATTTGCTTTTTGTTTGGATTTGTGATATAAATAAACCTGTAAGCAGGAGAATTTTCTTTTTATGTAAAAAGAAACAAAAACGATATAGAGTAAGAAATAGGTGGGAGTCCTATATAGACTATATGTAAGAAATATAATTACATATAATAATAAAAGAGGTGATTGAATGAGAAATGTCGTTGTTGTCAACGGCTTTCCTTAGCCCAGGTCAGGAAAAGATACTTTCTGTGAAATGGTTCAAAAAATAGTAGAAGAAAGAGTCGGCCCTTATAGTTGTAGAATTATTTCCACAGTTGATTTTGTAAAAGAGGTTGCTAAGTTTTGTGGTTGGAATGGCCAAAAAACTCCTAAAGATAGAAAATTTTTATCAGACCTAAAAGATATTTTGACTCAATGGGATGATATTCCTTACAAAGACGTTATTGATTCTTATGTAGGATGTAAAGAAATTTGGAAGCAACTAGGATATAATGAAGAAAAGTGCCTTTACTTTATAATGTGTCGAGAACCAAAGGAAATTCAAAAATTTGTTGATAGAATTGGCGCGCGGACTCTGATAGTAGAGAGGATTGAGACTGATGAACAGGTTCAATCTAACCATGCTGATTCTGACGTTCATAACTATACTTATAATACTTATATCCATAATGATGGAACTTTGGAAGATTTGGGAAAAATAGCTTATAAATTTACGGATTTATTTTTGAAAGGAGAAAATTGTGAAGGGATTTATTGGTGATATTGATTGGGTCAATTCGGAAAGTATGCGTTATTGGAGTATTCCCGCTTCTTATTCTGAAGAAAAGCGAAAGTCAGAAGTGGTAAATGCTATTTATAGTGGAGATTATTACGGCGCTTTGAAAGTTGACGGCTACTATCAGCGTCTCATAAAGGATGAGGATGGAAATTGTTTTATGGTAGCCCGCAATAAAAATGTAAAAGGCGAAGCTGTAAATAAAATTGAATGGGTTCCCCAACTTCAGGATTTTATGGCACAATTACCTAATGGGACCGTCCTCCTAAGTGAATGTTATCTTCCCGGACATGAAGGTTCAAAAAATATTACCTCTCTTTTGGGATGTCTCAAAGATAAGTGCATTGCTCGTCAAGAGAGTGGCCAGAAGCTTCATTTTTACATTTTTGATGTTTGTGCCTATAATGGAGTAAATCTAGTAGATACAAAAGCTATCGAGCGCTTTTCTCTTTTGGAAAAAATCTCTACTCAATTAAGTTCTCCTTATGTAGAATGGGCTAAATATTATAATGGGAAAGAATTGTGGAATCGTCTTCAAGACTATCTAGCTTCTGGACGAGAGGGAGTAGTAATTACTCGAAAGGACTGCCCAATTTATTTCAAGCGAACTCCCGCGCATATGACAATCAAAGTGAAGAAAGAACTTCAAGAGACCCTGGATGTGGTAATTATGGGAGCAAACGCGCCGACTCGTCTTTACAATGGAAAAGAGCTTATGAGCTGGAAGTACTGGGAGAACTTATCTACTGGTGAGAAAGTCGAGGACTCTCTATATAAAAATTATAGTGATGGAGATCCCATTGAACCAATTACAAAAATGTATTTTCTTGGTGGCGCTGGCTCTCTAAAAATTGGAGCTTATAAAGATGGGAAGCTGGTTCAGGTTGGAAATCTTAGCGGACTTGAAGAGGAAATTCTATTGAATTGGAAATCTTATCTTGGAAAAGTCATTGAGATTACAGCAATGGAAGTTATGGCTGATAGTTATGGTCTAAGGCATCCGCGCCCCGTTCGTCTAAGAAGTGATAAAATGGCGAATGAGTGCGACTGGTATCGAATTTTTGAGAATGTATAAAGTTTCATCTTATGAGAAAAAAGTAATTGAAATTCTCAATAAGGAAAAAGTCAGATTTATAAAAGAGAAAACTTTTAGCGACCTTCATCATGGATATTATAGATTTGATTTTTTCCTTCCCGAAGAGAATATTCTTTTAGAAATCCAAGGACGCCAGCATACGGAATTTACAAAAATCTTTTACAAAAATCGCTCTGATTTCCTAAAAGCACAAGAGAGAGATAGAGAAAAAATAAGTTATTGTCTTTCTCATAAAATTCCTCTTTATTGTATCCCTTGGTGGGACATGGATAAAATTTCTTCAGTAAAGGACTTACTAAATGATGCTTATTTGGCCCGGACCCGCTATCATAATGATAATGCTTATCGAGAATATCTAAAAAAATAGAGAGGAAGTCCCTCGTTTCTACTTATAATTTGAAGTAGAGAGGAGGGATTTCTTTTGACTATTCAAGAAGTTGCGAATAGCCTAGGAGGCATCCTCATTCTAATTTTTCTTTTTTGGCAAGTTTTAGAAAAAGTATGCGGAAATTTTGAATGGTTTCAAAAGATGAAGAAAAAGAAGCTTGAAGCTGAAAAGAAAAGGCAGGAAGAGATTGTCCAAAAAACAACCGAAAAAGTTGCCGAACAAATTTTGACTCCTATTATAGCAACATTTGAAGAGAAAAATCGTCTGCAAGATGAAAAGTTAGGAATGCTCATTAAGTCTTCTAATGATATGCTTAGGAAAGATATTGTAAGAATTTACTATAAATATTTATCCTATCAAAGAATTTTACAATATGATAAAGAGTTTGTTTGTGCCGTTTATCAAGATTATCACGCTCAGGGTGGTAATTCTTTTATAGATGGAATTATGAAAATAATTCGAACTTGGTTGGTTGTTTCTACAGAAGAGGAATTACATCAATAAAAAAAGAGGAGAGGACAAAAGTCCTCTCCCTTTCATTTTCTATTTTACTTACCTTCGCCCTTGATACGAGCAATAACTTCACTAATGGCGCTAGAACCAGACATTAGTACAAAACCAGTTAGGATTTGACCAGCCATACTTACATTATCTACTAAACCGCAAGCAAAGATTAGGTCTAGACCGAAAGAAAATACCAGACCGAAAGAGCCAATACCAGCAACTACAAGAGTAATCCACTTCCCATAAGAAAGATTCTCCCATAGAGGATGCGCGCGGTCAATTACATACCATAGTACAGCAGATAGTGCAACAATCAAAGTTAGCATCTCCATTTTCTTTACCTCCTATAATTTTCTATTTATAAGTCAAAATCACTTATAAATTCTCCAAAAAATTGACACTTATTAAAATAAATGATATAATAATATAAGAAAGAGGTGAAAGGAATTGGAACTAAGTAATATACAGAATACTATATTAGAAGCGACAGAGCCAATTATCTTTGTGAGTAGTAGTGCTGGTTCAGGAAAAACAAAAGTTCTAACTGAAAAAGTCCGCCAAAGTATTCAGAAAGGAAAAAGTGTAGTGGCTTTTACCTTCACAAATATGGCTTCTGGAGAAATGAAAAAACGTCTTCAAGTAGATAATAATGATAATCTATTTATTGGAACTATTCACTCATACTGTGCTCATCTTCTACTCAGAAATGGTGTAAAAGAAGCTATAAAGTATATGAACGACGAAAAATTCGATGGACTTTTTCATCTAATGCAAAAGCATCCAGAATGCGCGCCAAATATTGATATATGTTTATGCGATGAGGCACAAGATAGTAATGAAATTCAGCTAAAATTCATCTTTGAAATGCTTCATGCAAAAGAATACTTTATTGTCTTTGATTTACGGCAATCAGTGTATGGCTTTGCAGGCAGTCGTCCAGACCTTCTGAAGAGATATCAGCAAAAGCTTGGGGCAAAAGTTTATTCTATGAATGAAAATTATCGCTGTTGTCCTGATGTTCTTCGTTTTGCAAAGTCTACTCTTCAAAAATGTAGCATGACTGATGATAGTATTGCTATGCGCCAGGTCAGAGGAACAGTGGCAATGAAACCTTATAGTGAGCAACTAATCCTAGATATGATAAATATTAGTAAAAAATATCATAAATGGGCAGTATTAGCACGAACCAATGCCCAGGTTGATACTATCAAAGATTATCTAGTTGATAATGGAATTCCTTGTGATAGCTTCAAACAGGGAGACCTCAAAAAAGAAGAATTAGATAAAAAAATGGAAGAAAATACAGTAAAAGTTTTGACCGTACATAGCGCGAAAGGTTTGGAATGGGATTATGTAGCTTGTGTTGGGTTGAATCTTTGGAGTCCTGAAGAGTGTAGGGTATCCTATGTCGGGATTACTCGCGCGCGAGATGGTGTTTTATGGATGACACCACAAAGAAAGAAGCGTACAAAAATTACTAATTGGGAATAATAGTATGATAGTAGTTTTAGTTTTATTGATTTTAGGAGCTATTTTCCTTTTATTAAAACAACAAAGAAAAATTCAAAAGTTAAAATCTGATACTGATGAAATATATCGAAAAGTTTTAGAGGAAAAATACAAAAATTTAGAAGAAAATGCCCAGCAAGAATTCCAAGTGAAACAGAGAAGTTATAATAATGAACTTTCCTATCTTAGAAGAGAACTAGAAGATTTTCGTAGTCGGCGCGATGCTGTAAATGAAGCGATACGACGAGAACGAGAACTAATCGAAAAAGAAGACTTCTATAAAATCCAACTTACGCAAAATGATATTGAAGATATAAAGCTTTTAGATAGTATGAGAAATCATTTATGTCATAAAGAAGTTCTTCCTAAGGTTATATGGGAGAGTATTGCTCGGCGCCCTGTAAATGAGATGATAAAGAGGGTTGTCGGGCAGAAAGTTGGAGGAATTTATAAGATTACTTATATTCCAACTGGGGAGGCTTATATAGGTCGAACCGTCAATTTTAAAGATAGATGGCAAGCTCACATTCAGACAGCACTAGGTATGGAAAAAGTTGCCAGCTCAACGCTTCATACGCATATGGCGCGGAATGGAATTTGGAATTACAGTTTTGAAATTTTAGAAGAGGTTCCGAAAGATAAACAGAGTGAGAGAGAAAAATTTTATATCGACTTGTATGGGACACAAAAGCAATTAAATATGAGGAAAGGATAATGAGAGGAAATTTGATTTTCTCTCATTTTTCTTTTATAATATAATAAAAGGATGGAAGGAGAACTAAGAAATGAAACTCTCAAATTTTGAAAAACTTAAAAATCTCTCAATGGAAGAAATGGCAGAATTTCTATCTGACCAAATGGCGCTTGAAGGTACAATTTATGACCAATGGATGACAGATACTTTTTGTAATAATTGTTCAGATACAGAAGACTATGATGGGAGCCCAGTAAGTTTTTGTGAAATAAACCATGATTGTCCTTATAGGCTTTGGGATATTAGCGATAAAGACTTAGTGATGCGCTGGCTCTCTTGGGTGGAGGAAAAAGATGACTAAAATTTTTTGTGATTTTTGTGAAACTTATATTCCTAATCCAACTTCTTATAATACTTGGTTTCTTCCAATTTGGGATACTGGTGTAGCTGTTCGTGGAGGACGTGGAGATGCAGTTCTTGTTAAGGAAAAAGGAATAGTTTCAGAACAGTTTTGTCTTTGTGACAGTTGTATCCAGGATATAGCAACTATAATTGGAAGGTATAAAAATGAAAGAAAAAGGGAGAGGCTTTAAGCCTCTCCTTCTTATTTCTTATCTTCAGTTGTGGGTAGAGCTTCTGCAACGGCGCTGGTCGCTACATTATTTAGTAAAGTATCTAATACTTGAAGGTTTTTATTGCCCGCAAGTACATAGTCTTTTACACTTTGAATTGCTTCTTTGGATGTCATAATATCCCTCCTTTGTACTTATAAGTAGATTTTTGGAAGTTAGTTTTAGGAAATTTGATATTTTTGGAGTTTTGGAGTATAATATTATTATAAATGTAGAAAGGAGTAGAATAAAATGAGTTATGATGCTAATTCAATTCAAATAAGAGATTTTCGTACAGCTTGTCGAGCCACTCCTGGAATGTATTTAGGAGCAACTGCACAGGACGCCTCCTTTAATTGTTTTCTTGAAGTACTAAATAATGCTTGTGACGAAGCTATGATGGGACGCGGAGATAGAATCGAAATAATTTTGTCTGATGACTGCAACACACTAACCTGCATTGACAATGGGGCTGGAGTTCCCCGCGGGCCGAATAAGGATTGTGAGGAAGTTTTGATTGAACTTTTTTGTTCTGCTCACAGTTCTGGTAAATTTGATACTTCTAATTATAAAAAAGTTCGAGGATGTCATGGCATCGGAACATCGGCAGTATGCGTGTGTTCCCGTGAATTTGAAGTTTGGAGTCGAAGAGAGGGTAGTGAATATCATCTAAAGTTTCAAGACGGCATTCCATGTTCTAATAAAAGTGAAAAGATTAGAGAAGTTAGTTCTACTGGCTCAACTTTTAGATTTACTCCAAATAAGGAAGTATTAAATATTGAAAAAGATGAAAACACCTTTGAACCCGAACGAATTCGAGAAGAACTTCGACTTACATCTTACTTTATTCCAAAAGTTTTGTTTATTTTTACTTATAAAGGTAAAAGCGATACATTCTACTCTTCACAAGGGTTAAAGGATTTTGCCAAAGACAATATTGAAAAGCCTCTACATAAATCTTTTATCTATGGGTATAAAGAATTTGATGATGAAGTCGAGGTTGAAGTATTTGCTCAATGGACAAGCGGAAGGGAAACAGAATATATTTTCTCTAATGGCGCTCTAAATATAGATGGTGGAACACCGAGTACTGGTGCAAAAACTGCTTTTACAAGAACTATCAATTCTTTATCTAAGGGAGATTTTACTGCCGATATGATAAGAAAGGGACTTGTTTATATTGTTAATGTACGCCATCCCCATCCTATTTATCAAAATCAGACTAAATCTCGTATCCAAAATCCAGAACTGAGAGGATATACCCAAACAGTTTTTACTGATGCTATAAAAGATTTTGTAAAAAAACATAAAGATGAATTTGATAAAGTTGTTGATTTATTAGTCAAGGAAAAAAAAGCAGAGATGATGGCTGAAAAAGCACGCCGTCAAGTTCTTGAAGCAGGTAAAGAAGTCGAAAAAAATCAACGCAAAAAAATTTTTGCGAGTGATAAGTTGAAGGATGCGGAGTTTTTAGGACAAGATTCAATACTTTTACTTGTTGAGGGACTGTCGGCTGCTTCAAGTGTTGCTGTTGCAAGAGACGAAAAACACTTTGGTATTTTAGCTTTGCGTGGAAAATTGATAAACTCTTTTTCTAATGATGATGAAAAGTTTTATCAAAATGAAGAAGTAAAACTTCTTTTGAGTGCCATGAATATTATTCCTGGAAAATATGATAGTAAAAAGCTTCGCTATGGTAAAGTTGGAATTTTAACAGATGAAGATAGCGATGGAAAGGCTATCGCTCTATTGATTATGTGCGCTATATACAAAGTAGCTCCCCAATTGATTGAAGAAGGTCGGCTGTGTTGGATGCGTTCTCCTTTATATATAGTAAAAAATGGAAAGCAGGAAACTTATTATTATAGTGATGAAGAATTTAATCAAGTTAGAAAAACTACCAAAGGAATTGTTCAAAGGAATAAGGGACTTGGCGGTTTAAGCGCGGAACAAGCGAGGCGGGCGATGTTCTCTCCTGAGTTTCAACGAATTGATACTCTAATTCCAGATGGAGAAACTTATAGTCTGCTCTATTCTTTGATGGGGAAAGATAGCAAACCTAAACATGATTTTATTTTTGAAAATATTGATTTTTCAGAAATTCGAGAATAAGGAGAGGAAATTTGATTTCCTCTCTTTTTTTTGATATAATTATATTATAATGAAAAAGAAAGGAGCTGTAAAATGGAAGTAAGTTTGACTCCAATTATAAAAGAAAGTTTTCTCCAATTTGGAGGAGCGGTTCTTCAATCGCGTGCTCTCCCTGACGCGCGAGATTTATTGAAACCTTCTGCTCGTCAGATTTTTTATTGTCTTTATACTGATAAGTTTATTCATGAGAAACCCTTTCAAAAGACTTTGAAAGCAATTGGTTCTTGTTTTAGAATGTATATCCATGGAGATAGTAGTGCTGAAGGAGTGATAATGCGAGCTGGCCAGCCTTTTGCCATGCGCTATCCTCTTATTGAAGTAGAAGGCTCCTATGGAACACTGCTAGCTTCTGGATCTTGGAGTGCTCCAAGATATACAAGCGCTCGACTTTCTCCTTTAGCTAATTATCTTTTTTCTGATATACAAAAAGAGGTTATTGAAGAGTGGAGAGATAATTATGATAATACAGAACAATATCCAATGGTTTTGCCATCAAAAGGTTTTTACAATCTGGTAAATGGGTCGTATGGAATAGGAGTTGGTGCTTCTTGTTCTTGCCCTCAATATAATTTGAAGGAACTAAATGAAGCTCTTATTAGATTGCTGTGGAATCCAAATGTCGATTTTGATGAAATTTATTGCGCTCCTGATTTCGCCACTGGCGCGGTCCTTCTCAATGCTGATGAAGTAAAAGAAAGTCATCGACTTGGAACGGGGTCTGCTTGTAAGCTAAGAAGTATTGTTGATTGGGATAAGAAAGAAAAATGTTTAGTTGTTTCTGAAATTCCCTATATGCTTTATACAGAGACTATTTGCAAGCAGTTGGAAGATATTATCAATGGAGAAGAAAACCCTGGAATTGATCGTTTTAATGATCTAACTGGTAAAACTCCTCTTATCAAGATTTATCTTTCTAAAAATGCCTCTCCAGAAAAGATTCTAAAATATCTTTACAAGAATACTTCTCTTGAAAATTATTATGGAGTAAATTTTACTTTCTTGGAAAATGGTCGCTTTCCAAGAGTCTTTGGGTGGAAGGAACTTCTTCAATCTCATTTAGACCATGAAAAAAGCGTATATATAAATGGCTTTCAGTTTGACCGTAGGAAAATTCTTGCACGACTTCATATTATTGAGGGCTTGATGAAAGCTATTTCAATGATTGATGAAGTGGTAAAAACCATCAAAAAATGTGCAGATGCTAAAAATGCCTCAATTGGTCTTCAACGCTTACTAGATATTGATGAAATCCAAGCAAAAGCCATTCTTGACCTAAAACTTTCTCGTTTGACTCATTTAGATATTACAAAGTTAGAAACTGAAAAGTCCAATCTTGAAACTGAAAAAGAAAGAATTGAAGCCATTTTAGGTGATGAAATTCTTCTCAAAAAAGAAATTGAAAAAGGTTTACGCGAAGTTGCTGAAAAATTTGGAGACGCACGCCGAACAAAAATTTTGAATATTTCAAATGATGAAGAAACAATCGAGCAAAAACAACTGTCTTTTTCTTTCACAAATGAAGGAGCCGTATTTGTTAGCGAAACTTCTACACTTTATTCTCAACGAAGAAATGGTGTAGGCTCAAAGTTTAAGCTTGATAAAGGAGAATTTGTAGTTGATACTCTAATTGGGAACAACACAGACGAAGTTCTCTTTTTTACACAGCACGGAGCCTTTTATCATTTGAAGATGGGAGAATTCAATATTGGAGAAAAGCAATATCTAAATTCATTCCTACCCATCAATGGAGATGATGAAATAAAATCAGCTACGATTCTTTCTAAAGATACAGAGTCCTCAAATATTCTCTTTCTTACAAAGAAGGGAATTTTGAAGAAGTCCGCGCTTTCTGAGTATAATTTACGAAGAAACACTGGCGTTCAGGCTTTAAAGTTAGATGATGATGATTTGATTGCTTCTATTCTCATTTTGAAAAATGAAAGAGTCGGTATCCTTACCGAGGAAGGAAATTTTATTATTATCGAAACTAAAGATATTAGACCTATTGGTAGAGTAGCTCGAGGGGTTGTAGGTATTAAGCTAAATGAGGGAGATAAAGTTGTTTCTGGACGAGTCATTCCTAAAGAAACAAGAGAAATTCTTTCTGTAAGTGAAGATGGATATTCAAAACGAACCGATATAAACGAATTCAAAATTACCGGACGCGCAACCAAAGGAGTAAAGATTCAAAGAGCGGATAATCTTTGTGATTTTTTACCACTTATTGACTCTAGCGATATTCTAGTTGTATCTTCTACTACTCAGATTCGAGTGAAAGTTGAGGAAATTCCTATATTAAGTCGTGGCACACAAGGAGTCAAGACTCTAAAATTGGGGGGAAATTCAAAAGTAATAAAAATCCAAAATTTCTAAGTTTGAAAGTTTGAAAGTTTTGTAAATTTTGGCTATAATATTTATAGAAAGTTGAGGGAAGTCTCAACTGAAAATAGTAGGTAGCAATGGAGTAATTACCCATTGAGTAATGTGCCCGAACACAAGCTACTATTTTATTTCTTTCGGAAGGAAAATCTATGAGTAAACTTAAGGATGAAACTGGTCATGTTTATGGAAATTTGACTGTTTTGAGTAGAGCAGAAAATAATAGTGAAGGACAGGCAATGTGGAACTGTTTATGCTCTTGTGGAAATACTACTACAGTATTTGGAAAGCATCTTAGAAGTGGTCATACTACTTCATGTGGGTGTAAAATAAAAACTGTAGGATATAGTAATCAGAAAGTTCAAATAGGAGACAAATTCGGATATCTAACTGTTCTAAAAGTGATAGAAAGAAGTCCTTTAAAATTCTTATGTAAATGTGATTGTGGAAATCAAATAGAAGTATTAAGTAAATACCTTTTACAGGGAAAGAGTTCGTGTGGATGTAAAAGAAACTCTAGAGGAGAAGTCTTTATAGAAGCTCTTCTTTCTAAAAATAATATTTTTTTTGAAAAAGAAAAAACCTTTTCAAATTTAGTTAGTATTAAAGATAAAAGAACACCTTATAGGTATGATTTCTTTTTACCTGATTTTAATACTTTAATAGAAGTGGATG